ACCAAGTGTGGCAGGTAAGTGTATTGAAAGAGCGAAAGTACACTGGACAGATTGTAGTAGTAGTTTAATTGGTGATTTACAAGATGGTTGGATGTGCGAAGGCAATTTAATAATAGATTACGATAAAATAAATTTATTTGAAGACGCAAGGTAATTGCATATAACTTCTTTATAAATGAGCTTGAGCGGCTGTTTGTTTCATAGAAACAAATTGCATTTATAATATGTTATGTCGCAATAAATAATAAAAAGCTTAATTGCATGTCAAAGTTCGATAACTTAAACGGAAATTTAAAATTTATAACTGAGTATTCAGATTATATCGCTGAACAAGAATTCGATGAGGAAGGAATGCCTATTCCAGAACCTGAAGAAAATAGATTTAGATATATCTTTGTAGTTAGAGGTCAAGAAGGTAAGAAGAAATATCCAGACGGAAGCACTAGCAGTAAATTCAAAACTTACGAAATTAAGGAAAAAGAACTTAAATCTTGGCTAGTTGACAACATTAAGCAAATTGATGGTCAGGATCTAACTGATAATGAATCAATCATCAAAAGAAAAAAGATCTACGATTACATCACAGGTAAGAAAAGCATTGTTGAACAAGAAGATCAAGATATATTAAAGAGATTTAGAACTGCTACTATTACTGAAATGATCGCAAAGGAAGTAGATAAAACAGATGTTTACTTTGAACGTAAAACAAAAGTTCCTACTACTGATATGATCGATGTAACGTTCATCATCTTAAATTCTAAATGAAATATGTAAGCAATTATATAAATGGCAATAACGATTTCAGTGTTCTTGAGTACGTTACTAGAATTTTAGAGATAATTACTAATAAACCGATTCCAGAAGAGGAATACACTCAAATAGATAAATATGAAATAAACGAATCTGATAAATTCGATTGTATCATATTATCTAGAAAGAAGCCTTCTCCAAAAGTTTCCTCAGATTCTCATTTCAAAGCTTTACCTTGGGAGGCAGTTAATATGAAACAATATGGATTTTGTATTGATGCTACTATGAGAGCTGGAGCAGATATCCATATTCCTGAAATTACTATCCATTTACTCCTAAGTGAATTTGCAGATTTAGAGGAATTTAAATATAGACTTATAGATCTTATATACCATGAAGTAAAACATGTAAATCAAATTGGAATCAATAGACATCCTTCTAATATTCATCCAGGTAACGGAGAAGAGAGAAAGAACGCTGATTCTGAATTAGATTATTTCTTAATACCTGCAGAAGTAGAAGCATACGTTCATGGTATGTATAACAGATCTAGATATGAACAATCCAATCTTGACGAATTGTTCTTTAAATATCTAACTCCATTTGTTCAGAGTGGTAGAATTAATATAGGACAAGCTGAAAGAGCAGCAACTGAATGGATCCTTTTTGCTCTTGAGAATTACCCAGATTCTAAGCTATCAGATTCACATTTAACTCAAAAAATAATAGATTCTATCGAAAACTTTTAGGGAACTTTTCAGTATAAAACATTAAAATTTTATACATTATGAATGATTTTCAACAATTTAAAGCATTAGTAGAAGAAGCAAAGACTTCTATTTTTGGAGAGATCGACTCTTTAGTAGAGAAGATGGAAAACGAAGGTGATCTTGAAAAATTCTATGAGAAAGGTGTTAAGAGCGCTGGATCTAGATTAAGAAAAGATCTACAATCTATTAGAAAAGCAATCCACAATCCGACTGTTCGTGAAAAGATGAACGGAATCGCGAATGGAGCAAAAGACCTTAGAGAAAAAATTAAATAATTTACATAAAATTATAAACCCTCTTATAATTCGAGAGGGTTTGTGGTATACTAATAAGGAAACAAAATAAATTTTACAATTATGACAGACTTTTTTGATTTATCAGATGACTCGTTTGTACAAAAACCAGCATCGAAAGGAGAACGTAAAGTAGACACTAACATTTACAACCCAGATCCAGACGCATTTAATGGATCGTACAAATCGGTATTTAGATTAGTACCGTACATTCACGACAAGTCGATGAGTAAATACACAAAATACTCAGCTAAATTCTACAACGCTTTAACTAAAAGCTCTTTATATGTAGATTGTCCATCGAATGTAGGAAAACCTTCTATTTTATGGGATTTAGATTCTGTAATTAGATCGTTAAAAGATGAAGAGCCAGATCTTCATAAGCAACTTAAAGATGCATTCTCGAGATGGAATAGCCATTACTCTCCAGTTTACATCAAGAAAGATCCACAGAGACCTGAATTAGAAGGTACTGTAAAGCTTTTAAAGTTCGCTAATCATATTAATAACATGATTGAAGAGCAAATCAATCCTGAAGAAAATGAGTTATTAGGAGATGTTCAAAAGATCAATCCTTACCACTTATTAAACGGAAAAGATTTCTTATGTGTCGTTGGTAAGAAAACAAGACAATTTAGAGACTGGTCAAAATGTAAGTTCATGGACGAAGTTACGCCATTAATCTTCAAAGTAGGGGACCAAGATGTTGCTGTTGAAAACAGTGAAAAGTCTGTTAAGTTAGTACAGGAATTCTTAAAGAAGAATACACCTAAGTTAGACGAATACTTACATAGAGAGTGGGACGCAGAAACAAGAGAAAAAGTAGCTGATGCTATTATCGCTGTTGTTGGAAATCGTTCAGTAATTGATATGCTTCTTGCTAGAACTAAGGACGAGGAAACTAAGGCTATTATTCAGAGAAAATTAGACGGAGGAGGATCTTCTTCAGCTGCATCAAGTTCAGCACCTGCTGCTTCTGCTGCTTCAGAATTATCTGATGATTTAGAGTTTGAATCTCCTGCTGCTTCTACACCTGCTACTAGCGAGCCTGCTGCAGAATCTTCTTCAGAAGAATCAAGCGATGAATACGATGCATTATTCAGCGACTTATAAAAATAATCTTTTAGAAAATGGAAGATATTAACGATCAAGTAGAAGAATTGAATACTCAAGAAGCATCTACAGAAACTGTTTCTCAAGAAACAGAAGAGCCTAAAAAACCAGCTAATGTTTTATTAGGTGCTATTTCTTACGAAAACGAAGATGATTATCAGAAGTTTTTAGATGGAATGGACATCAATCAAGCATTATTTGTTATTGTTTCTGGATGTACTCACGCTCAAAGCAAGTCAGCATATACTCTTGCTGAAGCTGAGTTAATTTCAAAAGCAATTAAGGCTATTAAAAACAAATCAGTAAAACAGGAACCTTCTAATGAGGCTCCACAATCTTAAGATATAAATGGATTTCGTTATAGACGGACACGCATTTTTAAATGTATCTTTAAGCGTTACTAAGAATATGGTCTTTAATGACCGTACTCTTGGTAACAAATATTGGGTAGATGATATATTCAATGAAGGCAGACATATTTTAAAGGATCAAGTTAAATACTTCTTTAGAGATTTCTGCCTTAACTACCTAAATTCTCTTATCTATTCCGTTTCAGGAAAAATAGACAATGTTCATATCGTATTTGATTACAAAAGCTGGAGAAAGGAATATCTTCAAGATTTCTTTTCTGAGACTAACTTTGAATCTGATTTATCAGTAGATGAGTTTGGATATAAGGCTAATAGAACAAAGAACGAGACTGACTATCTTTTTAATGAATACTTAATAGATGTTTTAGTTCCAGTATTAGAAGAAAGAACTGGTATAAACAAATACATCATAAAAGGAGCAGAAGGAGACGATCTTATCGCCTTACTTTGTGAACAAATAGAAGATGATGTTTTAGTATATACTGTAGATAGTGATATACTTCAATTACTAAAAACTAAAGGGAAAAACGTATTTTTAATATATCCTAAACAAAGAGCTAAACATAAAAAGTTATTTGTTTCTAATAATATAGTAGAATCAGTTCAAGAATCTAAAGTAGATGACTTCTTTTCTTTAGATACTACTGATATTGTAGGATCTAATTACGATTACTTAGTAGACGCTCTAACGAGTAAAGATTACGAAAAGTATGAGCTTGATCCAACTATTGATATATTAACTAAGGTTTTTAGAGGAGACAAGAAGGATAACATTTCAAGAATGACTAAAATGACTCCTAAGAAGACTGAAGCTCTTCTTAAAATTATAGTTGAAAAATACGGCGATTCGGCATTGGAAGAGTTCATCAATTTAGGGGATGACCTCGTTAAATTTGTAGTTGATAACATAGTAACACTTCATAAGCTTAAGGAAGATGATCAGGCTTCACGCAATGATATTGAGAAGCATTTTAGATTAAATGCAAAGTTAATATTGTTAAACAGTAAACTTTTTCCAGAAAAGCTAGTACAAGACTTTAACGAATATTGTTCTAACATGGACATTACTCGTTTTAACTATAAGAAACTATTTGAATTAAAAAATAATCCATCAGTTATATGAAACCTTTATACGAAAGAGTTTTAATCAAACCTAGAGAAAAAGAAACAACTACCGAATCAGGTCTAATGTTACCTGAAAAAGCAGTAAAGCGTCCTAACTTAGGAGAAGTTATTGCTTGTGGAGAAGGAACTACTCATAATCCAATGAAAGTTAAACCAGGAGATCTTGTGATCTGTAATAGATTTGCTGGTACTGAACTTACATATAAGGGAGATAAATGTTATATGGTAATGTCAAATGAAATTATGGCAGTATTAGATAGCTTTGATGATATTTCTCTTGAGGAGTATGAATAACCACCACTTAGCCATGTGAAGATAGAAATAGGGACTAAATGTCCCTATTTTTTATTGTTCAATTGTCTGAATTTTCCAGTTGTCTAGAGGGCCACTCAGCAATCCCTTATCATTGGAATTAAGCTCTGTAAATAGAGCCAATATATCCTTGTTTGCAACGAAACTAGATAAGTAAATAATTCTCTTATCGTAATCTATTTTCCATTTGTTGCTCTGTGCTTTAGTTGTCATCATAATATTATTATTTTATAATTTACTAATACTTAATAATAAAAAAATCCGATAGATTTCTCTACCGGATTTTCTATATTAACTATTTAAGTTTATTAGAAACTTGGAGTAAATCCTGTAGATTCTGAACTTAATTGTCCTCCAACTCTTGTAATAGTAATTCTATTAATAAACTTGTGAATTCCTCTTGGGAAGTCTACAAGAACATCAATAATAGCTGCGTTATTCTCAATTACTTCTCCAGTGTTATTTGAAGAATCGAATATTACTTCGTAGCTTGATAATCCTCTTGCTTGAACTACTGAATCCAAATAGTTTTCAACAATTGTCTTAATTCTTAATCTTGTGATCTCATCGTTGAAGTCGAATAAGAAGTTGAATAAGATTCTAGCAATATCTCTTTCGATAGTAGATAAGTTATCTCTAACGTGAGCGTTGTTTAATGCTGAATTAATTCTTTGGTAAGCAGTGTTATTAGAGAATAATAAAGTACCAAATCCTCTTCTCTTAACGATTAAGTTATGTCCAACAGGCTCTAAGTAAGCTCTATCTTCGTCGCTTAATTCGTATTCTACTCCTACTAATTCTGGATCGTTAATAACTCCTCTTTTTCCTCCGGCTACAATTAAGAATGGAGTACCATTTCTAAATTTCTGAACATATAAGTTAGAAATATAAGGTGCTGGTGGTACAGATAATTGTCTGTTTCCATTTCTAATTACTAAGTTAGGGAAGTTAAACATTGAGTAAGATGAAAGTGGAACTCCATTAACATCTTCTTCTCCGAATTGGAATGTAAATCCAGGATTAAGGCTTAAATCTCCTCCTTCAGAAATTAATTGAGGAGAAACTAATTTATTAACCTGATTAATAAAGCTAGGTTCAACTGACTCTTCAAATTGCTTAATAGATGGAGCATTTAAGATAGCCATTGATTGACCGTGCATAGCTGCAATCTTAGAAAGGTAGTATTTAGATGAAGAAGAAATTTCTCCTTCGTAAGTATCTACTACATATCTGAAGTCAATTGCTTCTTTTCCTGCTAATGTTTCAGGAATAGATGTGAAATCGAATAAGTAAGATAAGATATCTTGCTGTCTTTGTGCAGTTGAGTTAGGTAATAATGCCTCTCTAACTTTAAATCCTTTTAAGTATTGACCTCTTAAGCTAGTTGAGAAGTTGTAAATACCTTTAATCACTTGAATCTCGTTATTAGTAGTTTCAAGACCAATTACGTTTTCTCCACTTGGAGACATTGTAGTAATAGTGTACTCTAATCTGTAAGGAGATAAAGTTTCTTTTGAGCTAACTGAGATAATTTTAAGGTATCTGTCTCTGATTTCTCCATTTGTTCTAGCTTTAATGTAGCTATTAACTTTAATGAATTCATCAATCTTAGCTTTTTCAGTAGAACCTGAAGTAGCTCCGATTCCTACAGTAATTACGTTAGGCTGAGTGATTGAGAAATCAGTAAAGTAAGCAGAATCAGAAAGATCAAAAGTAGCTTTAAAATCTTCTCCAGATTCAGTTACTATCTTAATATGCTCGTTTCCACCTCCAGTGTAATTAATAATATCTTCTTGAGTAGTCAATGTGATATCTGAGTAAGCTTTAAATATTACGTAAGGTAAATCATTACCTGAAACATTGATATCTAAGTTATCTTCAACTTTTACGTAGTAATCTAAAGTACCGTTTGTCATAACGTCTCCGTTCTGTACAAATCCTTTAGCGTAAGAGTCATATAATTTACTGTCTCCCATTGCAATAACGTAAGAAGAAGTTCCAGTTGCTCCTGCTACTAAGTAAGTATCTCCTAATGCTGGAGGTAAAGTATCAGTGAAAGCAGTTGCTCCAATAGATGATGAAATTTCGTAAACTAATTCAGCATCTGCTGGCTTACAGTAGCTTAATTGATCGATTAAAGGAGTAGCTGCTGCAACAGTAGTTCCATCAGTTTCATATCCTCCGTCATCAACTGAGTAAGCTAATTCATCAAATCCATGACCTACTAAATCAACTCTATGTGTTCCTACGTTAGTATCACTAAATGTATTTTCTTCTAAATCAATTAAATCTAATTTATCAGTATCAAGTGCACATAAAACTCCAGTAGTTGGGAATGCTCTATTTACCAATAAATCGATAGAAATTGAATTTCCACTCTGATCAATGAAATCAGGAATTAAACATCCAATAGTTCTATTAACTACGCTAACTTCTCTTAATGCGAAGAAATCGCTTGATTTTGACTCAATTAAACCAGTTTCATCGAAGAACTGCTTGTAGATAGGATCTTTAGATAACTTTAAATAGTTACTCCAGTCTCCACTTACAACCATTACTTCAACCATGTAGTCTGAAATAAAATCGTCTTCATGTACGTAAGTTGGGAAATCAATATCATTTCCTCCACCTACAGTGTTGTACCATTCTTTAGCTGTTACATCAAATCCTGTTGTTGTAGCTTTTCTAGTCCAAACAGTAACGTTGTTCTTTCCAGTGTTAACAAATGATAATAACTTGTTAGAATCAATTGAAGTCTGTCCGAATCCTCCAGGATTAGTAATGAAATCGTCTCCTAAAACAATGTTCTTAGTTTTATTCAATTGCTCATCACTAGCAAACCATAATCTTCTTCTGTTAAAGAAATCAATTAATGGATTTTTTATTGGGTTAGTGTTAGCATTGTTAGATGCAGCTTCAGTATTGAAAGTAGTGAAATATACTTGATCTAAATTAGAAAGAGCATCTTCTTCATTATCAATAGGTAAAACATTCAATGCAAAAACTGGACCTTCTCTTAAAGCAACTTCAATTGCTCTATGGAAGTAACTTCCTGCTTTTTCAAGTTTAGAATCAATATCGCCAAACACTGCTTTTAATGTTCTTAAATCGTTTATTAATACCACCGTATTAAAAGGTCCTATTCTACTTGAACCTACTATAAGCCTTCCAGTTGTAATGGGAAGAGCTAAATTCTCACTCTGACCGACCTCGATAGTGTAAACTCCACTAGCTTTAAAGTCATTCAAGTTAATAATTCTTCCAGCCATGCTATAAAGATATTTTTTTATTATTTATTCGGCAGCTATTTAATAAACATAAAAATTTTATTAAATTGGAAATCGTTGCTCCATTTTTTAGTATAAAAAAGTAAAATATTTATTGATATATGGCAAATAGTGACAATAAGTGTGCTGATTTAGAAGTTAAAGACTTCTTCACCGGTACTGTGGATACTCTAGGTCTAATCTTAGATTCTCAGAGAAAATTTCAAGAAAGATTAGGATTCGACTTTAAAGGAATGACGTTAAAACAGATCGCGGAATTCTGGATGGTTAACAAACACGCTATGTCTGACGAGCTTAACGAAATGTTTGATGCCCTAGGAGGTATTGAAGATGGAATCGGATCGGCCGCATGGAAGTACTGGAAATCTGACAATATTAAAGCAGGAGACATGACAGTTGATGATCTTTCAGATAGAGACCAATTAGAATTATTTTATGAATGGATTGATGGATTAAAGTTCTACTTAAACTTTGGCCTTTCAATCGGTTTAATATCTAAAGATATAGTAAATCTCTTTATGTCAAAGAGTGCTGAAAACACAAGAAGACAAGATACGGGATACTAAGTATAACAATTAAAAATAATCCAATAACTATGAACGTAGTAGGAGACGGACCAGGTCAGGGACCACAAGGACCAAATGTAAATTTAGCTGAAGCAGAAGACGTAAAATGCGAGAGTTGCGAGCATGATGTATTCGTTGAAGGCTTAATGATTAAAAAAGTATCTAAGTTTTTAACTGGAGCACCTAGAGATCAGATCTCTCCAATTCCAGTAATAGCATGCGCTAAATGTGGACATGTTAATGAAGAATTTAGACCGCAATTGAATAACTTAGCACAGTAATTATATGATAATAGGAGTAGAAGTAAAAGACCAAGACTTAATGATTTCTTACTATGATGCAAATGGTAAGATAGATTATATTATTAAGAGACTTGCTCCACATGAAATATTTAACTGGGTTGAAAACGATAGACCTTCTGTAGAAAGAAACTGGAATGGTACTTTTATAAAGAAGGAAAAGTCTAAACCTCAATGGTTATCTAGAACTAGAATAGAGGAACTTATACTTGAGAAATTAACCAAAGAAGAGATTGATCTAATTTATAGTTTCGATAATCTTCCAAAAGTTAACTTCTTAGATATAGAGATCCAGTTATTAGATTCAACTTTCCCTTATCCAGAAAAAGCTGCAATGCCAGTAAACCTTATCTCGTTCTGTAATGAAGATGGGGTTTCTTACGTATTGAGCATTATGAGATCTGAAGACCATCCTGATGGATTGAGTCAAGATGAAATCAGAAAAATGGAAGAGGACGTTAACGCATATTTCAAAAAAGTAGTTCCGCTACAAGAAAAAGATAAAGCTTTATTTGAAACTGATTTTAAGATAAAGTATAAGTTTTTTGAAACTGAAGAGGAATTACTTACTTTCTATTTTCATCAAATAGCTCCTAAACAATCTTTAATTACTGGATGGAATGTAATAGACTTTGACTGGCAGTATCTTATGAATAGATGTAAGAATCTAAAGATAGATCCAATGGCCAATATGGCGTCTAATAAAACATTCTCTAAAAGACATAAGCTGCCTACTCATTTAGGAGTAATTGACTACATGGCATTTATGCAAGATCCTGGATATAAGCCATATAAAGTAGTTGAGAATTATACTCTTGATTATATTGCTACTAGAACTCTTAATACTACAAAACTTAAGCATCCTTATGCTGACATGTTAGAGTTTCAAAAAGACGTTTATATGTTTACCATGTATAACGTTATTGATAACTTGCTTGTAAAACTTATAGATGAGAAGTTAGGTATTATGGAAGTAGCCTTTTCCGTGGCAAATGTAGCACAGATCGAGATCAATAAGATCTTTAGTCCAGTGCATATCACGGAAGTTCTAATGAGTAGAGAGTTTCTTGCTGATAATCGAAGAATGGCTAAAAAGCCTTATTCTGACGAAGAAGTAGATACTAAATATGAAGGTGCTTATGTAATGCCTCCAATTCCAGGATACTATAGTTTTATTTCATGTTATGACTTTAAGTCGATGTATCCGAATATCATGATGCAATGGAATACTTGTCCATCTTCTTATGTAGGTAAAGTAGGAGAAGTTCAAAATCCTGATGGTCTTATTAGAACTAAAAACAATACTTATTTTAGAAGTGATAAAGATTCAGTTGCAAGAACTATTCAATCAAGGTTATTTAACGCCAGAGTTGAAGCACAGGAACAAATAAAAGAATTGAAGTTTGGATGATTAAGTTAATTAAAAGACTATGGTCATTTATATTTAAAAATAATAAAAAAGATATGTTTAATGAAAACGAATTAATTTCGTACAAACAGAACTTTACTGGTGAATCTTTCCAATGGATTAAGACTCATAACTCAGCTTTAATAGGAAAAGTTGTTAAATGTAGAGACGTTCAACCTCAAGGAAATACTATCGTTGCAATATTCGACGATGGATCTAGCATTCCTGTAAGCAGACTTAATAATGATCTTATGATGATTCATGGAGATATGCAGCCTTTAACTAAGGCCGAAGTAGAAGCTATTAACGGTCCTGCTCAAACTAAACCTATGCCAGATCCTCAAAAAGCTCCAGTAGCAGAGGAAATAGTTCCATCTTTGAATGGAGCGGAGCCAACTGGTCCTGCACCGAGCGCGCCTATATCGGCTCATCCTAGAGCAGAGGAACCTAAAAAGAAAGAGAATCCTTTCAAAATGTTTAACTCAGATGAGACTGAATTCACTTTTAAATTAAACATTAAGATTCCAGATAAGAAGTTATTAAAGATGATGTATAACAACGCAGAAAACAAAGAGGAATTCGTTGCTCAGCTTTCTGATTACGTACATGAGTCTTTAACTAAAGATGTAATTGAATCATCTTTAAAATCGATGCTTGAGCCTAAAGCTAAAGTTAAAAAGGAAACTCCTAAAGCACCGACTGTAAATTTAATACCAATAGAAGAAAATGGAGAAGAATCTAAATAACGAAGAAGTATTTAACGACGGAAAGTACCGTGTAGTTAATGTTAAAGGAGAAAATTTCGATCACAGAAAAGTAGTATGTAACACTGATTCAATTTGTATTATTCCATTTATTACAGTGGATAATAATATTGGAAACGTATACTTAACTAAGGTAAGTGATTACGTATCTGGAGATAGCTTCAATTCATGCATTGTTAACGATACTAAATATAACAACGACTCTGAATTCTCAGAAGTTACTTCGATAATAGCTGACAAGCTTGGAGTTACTGATATTAACGTAGAGGATCTTTTCTTTATAGGAAAAGTTAAACATAACATGCCTTTCTATAAAGGATATAGATGCTATGGTATGAATTTAGATAATTATACCGATCAGCTTAATAGCATTAATCTAGAGGAAAAAGGATTAGAGAAAGTTAAATTTAATACTGTAGTAAACAGTGGACAATTGCACGATTCTTTATGTCTATCTGCATCTCTACTTCTTTTATCTTACTTGAGGTAAAACTATTGAATTGATCAATAGTATTTAATAAAAAATAAACAATCATTTTTATGAGTAGTAAGGATTTAATTGCAGCGTTTGGAAAGTTCAATGAGGGCTTAGAAAAAACGACTAAAAAGAGAGTCAAGCTTAAAGGATTCTCTGACATTACTGAGTATATTAGCTCAGGAAACTTATTATTAAATGCTCAGTTATCTGGGTCTTTAAGAGGAGGATTTCCTAATGCACGTAGTGTAGGTTTAGGTGGAGATTCTGGAGCAGGTAAAACATTCCTTTGTTTGAATGCTATTAAGAATGCTCAAGAAATGGGGTACGCAGTATTCTATATTGATACAGAGGGAGCATTAGATAAAAAAGATTTCTCAAACTTTGGTATCAATATGGATCTTATGAAATATGTTCGTATCGGAGTTATATCAGAAGTTAAATTCTATGTTAATGACATTATTAAAATGTCTGAAGAAAATCCAGGTCTTAAAATGTTAATCGTAGTAGATTCATTAACTCACTTGGAAACTAACAAAGAGGTTGACGATAGAGCTAAGGGTAACAATGCTCAGGACATGGGACTTAGAGCTAAAGAGCTTAGACAATTATTTAAGTCTTTCACGTTAGATTTATCTAACTTAAAGATTCCTTTGATCTTTACATCTCACACTTACTCAAGTCAAGATCAATATACTCCAAAGCAAATGTCTGGAGGTGGAGGTCCACTATATTCTGCTTCAATCGTAGCTTTATTATCTAAAGGTAGATTACATAACGATAATGATATTACTAGTTCAGAATCTGGAAAGACTAGAACAGGAGTTATCGTTAGATCTAAAATGGATAAGAACCGTTTAGCTAAACCTGAGGATATTGAATTCCATATCTCATTCCATAAAGGTATGAATCCATATGTAGGATTACAGGATTACATCTCATGGGAAGGTTGTGGAATAGCAAGAGGTAATAAGCTTACTGAAAAAGAATTCTCTAAACTAAAAGGAGCAGACTCTGAGAAATGTTCTCCTTTTGAAGTTGACGGTGAGAAATTCTATTTCTTACCTAAAGAATCTGCTAGAAACTATGTAAATAAATGGAATGGAGAATTAATTCCATGGAGAGAGGTTTTCACTGATAAAGTATTTACTGAAAAAGTAATTGAACAATTAGATGAAAACGTTATTATGCCTAAATTCAAATACAGCAGTCTTGCTGAAATTGAAGAGGATGAGTTAAACGATTTACATGGTGAGATTAGCGATGATGAAAATTAATAAACAGCTACCTATTAAATATCATCTAAATCTTCATTTATCTGGAGACTCCATTAATGAAGATTCAATAATGTTCGAAATAGTCAGGTATTTAGTCAATCAACTTAATAAGAAAGACGATCCTGACTATTCAAACATTAAATTTACATCTAAAACTCTAAAATATGTTTTTGGAGATAGGATGAAAGAAGATGAGTTCAAAAATTTAGTCATAAAAATATTAAAAAATAATATAAGTATTGGTATGATTGAAACAAAGAACAAAAACCTGCTAGTGACGGATAAGTTGCTTTCTAAATTTTACGTTAATAAATGATAGATTTTTCAGAAAATATTGACTCGTTAGAGCTAATGGTGTGGAACTTTATTTTAAATCCGGACAATGAATCTAATGTGTTGAAACCAGCAAATCACGAATCATTATCAAGAGAGGAATTAATCACTAGAATAGCACCTAAGTATTTTAATCACGAAAATAGATTTGAAACTTATAAGTTTGCTCTTAAATTCTATAAGGAATATACAAAGGTTCCAAATAAAAAGGAATTAAGAAGTTATTTAGAAGTTCATAACTGTTTTATTGAAGAAGACGAGTTAGAAGATTTATACTTATTCAACTTATCTGAATACAATTACGATTATCTTTATAGTTACGTTAAGGCTTTCATTATGTTAAGAAACCTTAATCTTACTATGTTTGATATGATCGCATATCTTAAAACAGCGTCTATCAATCCAACTAATATTGATACTATTACTGAGAAGATTAGAAATGATATTAACAACAAATTATCTCTAGACTTTTCAAATGCTGGAAAAGGATTAAACTTTATGGATCCTGCTTCTCACGTTCAGATTCCAAAAGTAGGTACTCCTAGTGGATTTGATTTCTTTGACAAGACTCAAGGAGGAGGTTGGAACCTTAAAACATTAGTTGTATTCCAAGGTAGACCTAAAGTAGGTAAGTCTATGGTATTAGGTAATGTTGCAGCTAGATCTTTCCTTTCTGGAAATAATACAGGCTTAGTTACAGTAGAGTTAGCTGATCGTAGTTATATGAAACGTATAGGTTCTGGTATTCTTGAGATTAAGAAAGAAGATTACGAAGTAATTAACGATATCGAAAGTGCAGGATTAATCAAAGATAAATTACAAGCACTTAAAGATTCAGGTCAGAAAATAGGACATTTAGAAGTAGTTGAATTCCCAACAGGTGGAGCTACTGCTATTGACATAGAAAACTATTTCCTTAGATTAGAATCTCAAATGAATCAGAAGTTTAAAGTAATCGTAGTTGACTACTTGAACTTATTAAAGCCAATCAAAGACGAGTCCGGTCTTTATGAAAAAGTAAAGATGATTTGTGAGCAACTTAGAGGAGTTGCAATGAGAAATGAATGGTGTATCGTATCAGCTACTCAGATTAGAAGAGACGATGTAGAGAACTTTGACTTAGGAATGGATTCGGTTGCTGAATCATTTGGATTAGTACACACAGTAGATGCTCTTTATGGATTAATGAGAAGTCCACTTGAAGGTAGAATGAAGATCAAAGTAATCGCTAACAGAGATAACGGTTACGAAGAAAGTTATAAGTTCTACGCTATGCATAAGGATTATTTCAAATTAATAGAAGAAACTACTCCTAATAGCGAATACTATAGCGATGATGATATTGCTAATCAATTACAAGATCAGATTAGACAGGAGACGCAAAAAGCTTTAAATAAAGCTCCAGTGACTGAGCCATCTGCTCAAACTGAAGCTCCAAAGGAACAGCCTGTTCAAGAGGCTGAGAAAGAGGATGGAAAAACTCAGAATCTTTCAGACGATGATTACGACGCATTGTTCGAATCATTGTAAAATAATAACTAACTAATGGAAGATAATCAAGATGATTTATCTAAAAAAGAAGAAATAAGAGATAAGGTTAGGAATGATAAGATATTCAATAATGGATATAAATCAGGAGAAGGCCTAAAAGAAGATGGAGAATATCAATATTATTCTACCATTTCAGTTAACTCAAACTATTCAGACAAGTATTTAAGAGATATTTACGACTATGAAGAAACTCTAGATTATAATATAGGAGTATCTAAAATATTCGATTTAATAGATTCAGATCCTGAATTAAGAAGTTTACTTAAAAAACTAGACACTAATACTAAAATAAAACTTTCTAAGGAAGAAATTAATTGGTGTTTTAATAGAATTCTTTCTAGAATGGAAGAAGCTGTTGAAGGAGAAAAGTTTTATAATCCGATATACGTACTAGAAGTAATATCATCTATTTTAAACTTTAGCTCTGGCGATAGTATTAAAAGTTATAAGAAAGTATTTGACTGTTTAGATGTCGAATTACAACAAGAATTAATAGTTGAGTTAGATAAGAAATATAATTTCCTTGACTCTAAGTTGAACAGAAGAAGAATTCATTAATGAAATTAGACGGTATAAGGTATATTTACCTACTTGGAGATTTACACTTTGGTGTTAAAAACAATTCGATTGACCAGTATGAAATTCAAAAGGATTTCCTGGTCAATTGGTTTATTAAGCAGATCACTGATCAAGGATTTGATCCAGATAAAGATGTTTTATTTCAAGCAGGCGATTGGAACCATGTTAGAGAATCTACTAACAATAGAGTTTCTAATTTACAATTAGAAATATTTGACAAATTAACAAAGATCTTTAAAAGAGGAATCCATATTATTTTAGGAAACCACGATGTTTACTATAAAGATAGAAATGACATTCATTCTTTAAAGCAAATTGATCTTTTATACGAAGGAGTAAAGATCTACGAAAAACCTGAATTACTTGTTGTAAATGGATCACATAAGTTTTTAATGTTGCCTTGGGAAAACGATGATGAAACTATTACTAAAATAGTTAAGTCTGCTTCTAAAACTGCTGACTATATTCTATGTCACGCTGATATTAAAAGTTTTAAGCTTAATAAATTCCAGAGTATTGAACATGGATTAAATCCGTTGAATCTAAAGGACTTTAAGAAGATTTATTCAGGACATATTCATATTAGACAATCTAAGGATAATATGGTATATGTAGGAACACCTTACCATTTAGACCGAGGAGACTGTGGAAATACTAAAGGTTTTTATAGACTAGATGTTTCAGGAGACGAAATCAAGGAAGACTTCTTTGAAAATACATATTCTCCTAAATACGTTAAGTATTCGATACGAGAACTATTGGAAATGAATACTGATGAAATAACTAATATATTCACCAATAATTTTGTTGATATTCTTATTGACAGTGAAATGTCTAAAACCTTTCCTTTAACTAACTTCATTGAACTAATAGAAGAGTGTGGTCATCGTACTTTAGAATTTATTCCTTTTACTAACAATCGAGAAAGAAAAGAAGATGAGGTTATCTTAGATGATAATTATGAGTATAATATATTTGAAATACTTGATCTGTACTTAAAGAGTAGAGAAGTTCCTCATACTGTATCAGAAAAAGTAATTGAAAAATTTACTAACGCTTATAATAGAGCAAAAAACAAAGAAAAGGAATATGAATAAGGTAATTATTTTGTTAACTGGATGGCTTTTAGTATTATCGATAACGTCATTTAAATTTGATGATACTACAAATGATGTGGTATCTAAAAAAATTGAAATCGCAGATTCTCTAGATACGAATAATCAAATAATTAATAAGCAAGGATTCATTCTATCTTATAACGAATTACATGAGCAACCTAATTGGGTGTTCTATAAGTTATTTCCTTCTGATTTAAACTGCTTAGATAAAGCAACTAGAAAGAATAAGTTTAAATCAGATATAGATATAACTACTGGATCTGCTTCATTAGAAGATTATAAAGGATCAGGATACGATAGAGGACATTTAAAGCCTTCTGCCGATGAGACTTGTAATCAGGACCTAATGAACGAAACTTTCTTAATGTCTAATATGTCTCCTCAACATCCTAGTTTTAATAGAGGAATATGGAAGAGCTTAGAGTCACACGTAAGGGATCTTGTTAAAGACTACGATAGTTTATATGTATACACCGCTGGAGTTCTCTCAAATAACCTCAGTACAATAGGAGACAATAAAGTCACCGTTCCCAATATGTACTATAAGATAGTTTATGTATTTAATGAAGGTGATATTTATACAGAAGCTTATTTAATTCCAAATAAGAAGAGTGTAGAACCTTATAAATATTACGCAACAACTATTTCTGCAATAGAAGACGTAACTGGAATAGATTTCCCTGGAGTCTCTATTTCATTCACAATTCCAAAATAACACACTTTAATGAAGTTTAAAGAACTTAAATGGAAGAACCTTCTTTCATACGGTAATAGAGTACAATCTTACAAATTTAGCGATGAGCCTAAGCTGGTTCATGTCCAAGGAGAAAATGGAGCAGGTAAATCTTCTATAAAAGAAGCTCTTACTGTTTCTACTTACGGTAAGTCCGCTATTAGAAAGATGAAAGATCTTCCTAATTGGATTAATCAGAATGCTTATACATATAACGAATTTGAAACTACTAAAGGTGATAACATCGTTATTGAAAGAGGTATTTCTCCTAATTTCCATAGAATTAAAGTAAATGGAGTAGATCATAATCTTCCTGATAAAAAGAAGATAGATGAATATATCGAAAAGGAATTATTAGACTTAAACTTTTCTATTTTCTGTAATACTGTTAGTTTATCGTTTGATGATTTCAAGTCATTCGTTACTCTATCTGCAGCTGATAAAAGAAAGATACTTGATCCAATGTTTGGTATAGATGTACTAAACGACGTAAAAGATGCTCTTAAATCAGATATTTCTGAAAATAAGGAGAATCTTAAAATAGTTCAGTCTGATATTTCTACGAATACTTCTATGCTAGAAAAATCTAAGAGCCAATTAGAATCTCTTAAAAATAAAATAGAAGAATCAAATAAGTCTAAATCAGAAGAACTTAAAAAATCTTTAACTGAACTTAAAGAAAATAAAGAGAAGTTTAAGAAAGAATTCAATGAGTATAAAGAAGAAGCTGAAGGTCATGTTAAAGAATCTAATGCTAAAAGAGATTCAGTAACTAAAACTAATAGCTATATTGCAGAATGTGACAAAAAATTAAAGATACATGAGTCCAATAAGTGTCCTCATTGTTTATCTAGCCTTGAAACTGACAACGCTCATGAAATTAAGTCTAAGATAGAAGAAAAGAAAGAAGCTCTTAAAGCTGAGTTAGATACTTTCACTAAAGAGAAAGAAAAGATAGATAATAAAATAATTGAGGTTAGAAAACTTCAAGAGAAATCAAAAGATCAATTCTACAATTTTAATTCTAAAGTATCTCAAGTTGAAGGTCAAATATTAGAGCTTGAAGCTGAAATGGTAAGTGAATCTGAAAAGAATAGCCAAGAATCTATTCAAGAAATAATCAAGTCTATCAACGATAACATTAAAGAGTTACAAGTTAAAGAATCTGAGTATAGTGATGATAGTGAAATATACTCTGTTTTAAACGGAGCTCTATCTGACGGAGGAATTAAGAAAGTAATGCTAGATAAGATTCTTCCAACTCTTAATAATAGAATCGCAGATATTTCTGATAGATTAGAATTCAAGTTCCAATTTGAGTTCGATAATGAATTTAATCCTATTATCTACCATATAGGTATGCAAGTATCGGTTGATAGCTTGTCTACTGGCCAAAGAAAGAAAATGAATCTTATTGTCCTATTGGCATTTATTGAGCTAATTAAGATGAAATACAATAAGATGAACGTTCTATTCTTAGATGAGATCTTTAGTGGTTTAGATAAGAAGAATGTAAACATGTCTATTGAAATTCTTAGAGAATATGCAGAGAAATATAATATGACAATATTCGTAGTATCTCATGAAACTCTTCCTGAAGAATATTTCGATGAGCATATTAATGTAACTATGCCAAATCACTTTTCTGAGATGGAAATAGTATCTAATAACAAATCAGTATAAAACCTAGTAAGGTCAACAAAGTATAAAATATTTAAGCAAATTAAGTTTATATGAGAATTTATACTGGAGAATCTTTCGCAGATGTTTATAAAGAAAGTTTAAAGGATTTATTAACCAATCCTGATTACGAATCTTCGCCTAGAGGAATGGCATGTAAAGAAATAATCGATGCAACGTTGGTTATTGATAATCCAATCCTAGGTACTTATAAAAACGAAAGAAGAGGATCTCAATATAAGTATATTGCAGCAGAATTCCTTTGGTATTTCTTAGGTAGAAACGATGTAGCTTTTATTGAAAAGTTTGCAAGTTTCTGGAAGCAAATTCAAAATGAAGATGGAACTGTTAATTCAGCTTATGGAAGTTTATTATTCTTACCTAGCGCGTCTAACGGAGCATCTCAATACGAATGGGCTATTAACTCTATCATAAAAGATAAAGATACTAGACAAGCAGTAATGCACTTCAATTTACCTAAACATCAGAGATATACTAATAAGGATTTTGTATGTACAATGTATGGAAATTTCCATGTTAGGGATAATAAATTACATTTCTCTATTAAAATGAGAAGTAATGACGCTATCTTAGGTACTGCTACAGATATAGCATTCTTTACAATGTTACATCAACAGGCATTCTTACACCTTAAGAAAACTTATCCTGAATTAGAAATGGGTAAATATACTCATATTGTAGATTCATATCATATTTACGAAAGACATTTCGATTTAGTTAAAGAAATGTTAGAAAAAGATTTTGAAGCAGAATCTATCGGTACTCTTACTACATCTTTGATCAAAAAAGATGCAAAACCGTCAGATGCTTTAGAAGAATTATATAATAAGTATAATAATGAAGATAAGCAGTCTAATAATGATTGCGAAGTATATAACTTTATATTAGAAAATATATAATGAGCCCAAAAGAATTAAAAAAGCATATATCATATCTTAAGATGGCTTCTGAGTGGTCTGAAAATTCTTGCTGTAATAGGAAGAAAGTAGGAGCACTTATAGTTAAGGATCAGATGATTATATCAGATGGATACAATGGAACTCCTAGCGGGTTTACAAATGACTGTGAGGACGCAAACGGAGATACTAATTGGTTCGTTCTTCATGCAGAAGCTAATGCTATAACTAAGCTTTCTAAATCTACTCAAAGCGCCGATGGTGCAACTTTATATTTGACTCTATCTCCTTGTAAAGAGTGTTGCAAATTGATCATTCAGTCTGGAATAAAGAGAATTATCTATAAAGAAGAATACAGAGATACTTCAGGTCTTTTAATACTAAAAGAGGCTGGAATTGCTGTGCTTAAATTAGACTATGAAAATGGACTGTGAAAGAGAGTTAAATATAATCTTCATTAGAGAGTTTAGAAGCTTTAGCTCTATCTATTCAAAGAAGAGTAAGGAGGATTATATTCTAAATGTTAATAAGATAATTAAGGACAAATTTGAATCTAGGTTTATTACTCCTAATAAGGTTCAATCCTTTATTATTAACTACGAGATTAAAAAGTTATTGGATAAGGCAATAAACATTAAAAACCAAAAGTATAAGAAAATAGTTTATCTAAATTCTAATCTTTCAGTTTCTTTAATACAAAATGCTATGGAATTTATATCCGAAGAATATCATCCAATAAAATTCAACTTTAGTTTAATTGAGCCTAAAGAATTTGATTCAGTAGGGTTGGACAATATTCCTGGATTAGATATTATTAAGCAAGACTAGAATTAGTCTTGCTTTTCTTCTTTTTCTTTACACTTACAGTCTCCGTTACACTTACATTCTTTAGATTCTTCTACTTTATCAGCACAAGATCCTTCGAATAAGAATTCGTTAAAATCAGTGTAACATTCACCTTCGTTTGCTTTACCTACGTTAGCAGTAGGGATCCCCATATTATCATATGAATCTTTATAATTGTAAGGATTCTTACCATCCTCTTGTTTATGAACTAGATCTCCTCCCATTGCTTTATAAGTAGGGTTCCAAACTTCGTGAGAGAAAGCTTCGTGTCTTTCTACTTTGTTTTGAAAATTCTTTAACTTTCTATCTTTATTTACAAAGTTACCTTTAGAGTCTTTGAACTGTTCTGCTGATGCAGGTCCTCCGAATCCAGGCTTCTTTAGATCCATAAAGTTATCGAAAGTATGTATGTCTCTTCTTTTTACGTTAAAAACTTCCATCTTAAATAGTTATTTGTCCTACTCTTGTTTCGTTAGTTCTATCTGCTACGAAAGATGCTGATAATTTATAAATGTTATCTGTGTTGTAATCTAAATCGATAGCGTTAAATGGCTTCGAAATAAATGCAGGTTGGAATTTAAAATCTCTAAAGATATCTCCAGCCTTGTTAAAAATAGCTACGTAAATTTCTCCAACGTAATCTTTCTTTAATCCTTGTCTACCAGTTGCTGGATCATAGATTAAATCAGACCATCCTCTAAGAGTGTTATAAACATACATATTGTTTGACTCGTTTAAGTTAACCTCGAAGTCAATAGTGATGTTTGCTAACGTATCGTTCGGAGTAGCTTTAGCGAAAGCTCTTTTAGCGAACTTATAAGACTGAGTAGTAGTCCCGTCAGTAAAAAATTCTGGTAATCCCTTAACTGATAATACTTGCTCAACTAAAAGATCAACATTGTCTGTAATAGCAGCAGGCGGAGTAATAATTACTTCGAACTGATTCTGAAATATCGGTTCGTAATAATTTCTAGCCGCTTGTGAATTATCCCAATGTGGTAAACCTGCCATGGTGAAAGATTATTTTTTATTTTTCTTTTTCTTCTCTCTTTCTTCATTAGCGTCTCTAGTTTTAGTGTAGTTAGACCACAACGTATTATAGATATCGCATGAAGCTCCTAAGAAGTTAATAATACCAACATATTTTTTCTTATCAAGACCGTCCATGTTGGCAACTTTGATTCCTATTTTCTTAGCGTCACTGGTAGTTAATTCCTCATCTTCGTCTTTACCTACTAATTTCTTAAGGTCTCCCTTCTTTTCAGCTAAATAGTAATCTTCAAATTTAGTTATTGCTAAATTCATTCGGTTATATTATTTTCCTACAATATTCTTACCTTTGATAGTAGCCATGTGCTTCTTCATGTGCTTGTCTAAAAGAGAAGTTCCTTTTCCTTTAACTGCCTCTGAAGACATGTCTTGATCAACTTTAGATGTAGTTTTAGCATCTTTGTTTTTGATATCAGCTTTTCCGCCTTTGTTTACTGCGTCACTTACTGACATAAATTCTTTGTAGCTCATTACTTTATTTTTCATGTGAACTGTACATTATTTTTATTATTTATCTATAAATAGACCGACTTTTTAGTATTATAAGTAATAAAATCTTAATTTTCATAATTAAGATATAGCAATAATATATGAGGAATATCAAACTAGAGCATGATCCTAGGCCACAACAGATCGAAATGCTCGATTTCGTAAAACAATCAATTGAAGACGATAAGAAATATATCACAATAGATGCTCCCACTGGAACAGGTAAATCGTATGCAGCGGTAATGATCGCCGATTGGTATACAAGAGAAGTTAATAAAGATGCAAAGGTTAATGTTTTAACCAATACTAAAGTTCTACAGGATCAATACACCAAAGACTTTGATTTCATGGCTTCTCTTAAAGGTAATACTAGTTATTGGTGTAGTCGTAATCTAATGTCTTGTGGAGAATCTAAACTTTTAAATAGCGTTAAAGGTGGAAGATGTGGAGACTGTCCGCATACCGCTGCTCAAGATAGATTTAAGAAAGAACGAGTAAGTTTGACTAATTATCATCTTATTACTGCTTATTCTATGTATAGCCCTGATATATTAAATGATAGAGGCGCTAGTTTACTAATTATAGATGAAGCACATTCCTTTGAAGAAGCATTTTGTGGATTCGTTAGCTCAGTCGTATCTGAAAGAGCGCTCACTAGTTTGGATATCTGGCATCCTTCAATGGCAGAAGATCTTGATAACATAGTTGATATTGTCAAATTGGCAGATTATTGTTCTCGTGTGATTATTCCCAAGCTAACAAATAAAATCGCTTATTTTATAGACGAGGCAAAAGCTGCTAGAAGTAAAAAGAAGAGAGCAGAATTAGCAGGTAAAGCAGATTACTGTGATAAGTATATGTGCAAAATGGAGAGATTTATTAAAGATAGATCTAATTTTGCTAATAACTGGGTATTTGAAAAAACTTTAGATCAAAATGGAGTTTCTAGGATACTAGTTGAGCCTATATGGGGAAATGCCTACATGAAAGAATTATTCTGGGACAAATACGACCATGTTATATTTATGTCAGGTACTATATTGAACATAGAGATTTTTAACTTCTTAATGGGAATAACTGAAGAAGAAAATAATTATATGTCCCTGCCGTGTCCGTTTGATGCAGCAAAAAGACCTATTATCTATGCTAAAGTAGGAAAGATGTCATATCATGAAAAAGCTGATACTTTTAAGAGACTTGTTCCTATCATGAAAAACATATTAAAAAAAAATAAAGACAATAAAGGAATAATTCATTCAGGAAACTATGGATTAAGCGAATGGATTAGAAAGTCAATAAAGGATAAACGTTTATTAGTTCACGAATCTAAAACCAGAGAAAAAACTCTAGTAAAACATTTAGAGTCAGAAACTGAAACGGTACTTGTATCGCCATCAATGATGACCGGAATAGATTTAAAAGACGAACTATCTAGATTTCAAATTATTTTAAAAGTTCCTTTTCCAAATCTACAGAGTAGCAAAATCAAGAAGAGATTAGAAACTCGACCTGATTGGTACAATTGGAGAACTTTAATTGACGTTTTACAATCTTATGGTAGATCTATTAGAAATGAAGACGATTGGGCAGAGACTTATATATTAGATACCTGTTTTGATCAAGTAATTAAGAAAGATGTTCCAGATTACGTTAAAGATGCAATTAAGATAAAAGTTCCGCCTCGCAAAAAGTAATTTACATATATGTCAAAAAACATAGACGATAAGTACACTAAACTCACTGACCGAGAACATGTACTAAGAAGACCTGGAATGTATATTGGATCTACTGCTTCTCATACTGATGAGTTAGAAGTATTTGACGGAGATCTTATACATCAAAGAAAAGTAACTTACAATCCTGGTTTCATTAAGATATTTGATGAAGTTGTTTCAAACTCAGTAGATGAGCATAAAAGAAACAAGAAACTTAATGAGATCAAGGTAACAGTTAATTTAGATACATCTGAGATCATTATTTTAGACAATGGTGGTATACCTGTTAAGAAACATACGCAACATAAAGAGTGGATCCCAGAAATGATCTTCTCTAATCTTAGAGCAGGATCTAACTTCGATGATACTAAAGATCGTGACGTAGCAGGAACCAATGGTGTAGGTGCAACATTAACAAATATCTACAGTACAAAGTTTTCTATTAGCACTTGTGATGGAACTGATAAGTTCGATCAAACATTTAGTAATAACATGGCTAAGAGAACTACTCCTAAGATTTCTAAATCAGCAAAGGGATTTACTAAGATTTCTTATTTTCCTGATCTTGCCAGATTTAAAATGAAATTTATTGGAAAAGATTCTCATGACATGATGTTTAAGAGATGTCTTGATATTGCAGCATGTAATCCAAGACTATATGTTACTTTTATAAGCATTGAAGGAGGAAAGAAAAAGTCCACAAAGTTAAAGTTTAAAGACTTTAGGCAATATGTTGAAATGTATAATCCAGGTGAATTCTTCTACGAATCATCTAAGGATTTTAAAATAGCAATAGCAGGATCTCATTCTGGATTTAAGAATACTAGCTTTGTAAACTCAGTTCATACTAAAGATGGAGGTACTCATGTTGACTATATTGCAAATCAACTTATATCTCAGCTTCGTGAAATGATTCATAAGAAGCACAAGATTCAAGTTAAGCCTAGTGATATTAGAAACCATTTACATATATTCATTGATTGTACTGTAGTTAACCCTGCATTCTCATCTCAAACTAAAGAGAAATTAATTACTGAGCATAAGTTATTTAAAACAGAACATACTGTTACTGAAAAGATTGCTAAAGAAGTATTCGGATCAGAAGTTATTAAGACTGTTTTAGACTGGGTTGAAAAGAAAGCACTCGCTGCTGAAAGAGCAGAGCTTAGAAAACTTAATAAAGCTCTTGATAAAGGTAGAGTTAAGAAATTAATTGATGCTCAAAAGAAAGGTGATCGTAGAAAATGTATCTTAGGGATATACGAGGGAGACTCTGCTACATCAGCTGTTCGTAAGTTTAGAGATACTCAAACAATGGGAGCTTTTCCTTTAAAAGGTAAGTTTATTAATGTTCATGAATTACCTAATTCTAGAGTAATCAATAACGAAGAGGTTAAAGGATTAATGGGATCTCTTGGTCTTAAACTAGGAGAAGATCCTAAAGGATTAAGATACGGTAAGATTTATATCTATACTGATGCGGATCCAGATGGTAATAGTATCGCAGCTCAGTTAATTAACTTCTTTGCTAAATACTGGCCTGAATTATTTAAAATAGGAATGGTCTATAAAGTAATGACTCCTTTAGTTGTTGCTAGTAAAGGATCTAAAGTTATAAAGTTATACACTAATTCAGAACTAGAAGAGTTTGTTGATAAACAAGGAGCTAGAATTTCTGGTTGGAATATGGAATATAAAAAAGGATTAGCATCTTTAACAGATTCTGAATACAACGAAATAATTAAGGATCCTAAATTAGTTAGAATTTCTTTAGGCGATGATTACAAAGAAGGTTTAGAAGACTGGTTTGGTAGAGATTCTCAACCTAGAAAAGATAAATTATTGAAGTAATATGGAAAATTCAACGATATCTCAATATTTAGATAACGATTATAAAGAATACGCAAAGTACGTTATTGAAAGTAGAGCAATTCCTTCAGTTATTGATGGATTAAAGCCTACTCAAAGAAAAGTAGTACATGCTTCTAATAAACATTGGAGAAACGATTCAGTTAAACCAATGAAAGTATATCAATTAGGAGGTAAGATTGCAGCTGAAGTAAATTACCACCATGGGGACTGCCTAGATCCTAATACTGAGATATTATTATCAGATGGGACTATCGTTACTATTAAAGATTGGTATGATAACTATAAAGAAGTGAAATTAAAAGTGTTATCGTATGACGAAGAGTCTAAAAAATTCGTAGAAGCAGTTGGCCACTCTCCTAGAATAGGAAGCATTACCGATTTAGAATATGAAATAGAAATGGAGGACGGAAGTATCTTTAAATGTACTGAAAATCACCCATTCTTAACTAATAGGGGATGGATTGAAGCTAAAGATTTAACTGAAGATGATGACATAATACAGGTAAAATCATAAAACATCACCAAGATGATATAATGGCTTTATAAATAAAAATAAAGCGTTATGTTAAAATGTAAAAAGTGCGGCTCTAGTTTTGAAAACAGTAAATATTTAAATATCAATAGATATAATAATCCTGATAAGTATTTGCATACGTGCAAAGAATGTAGAAAACTAAAAAAATGTAAAAATTGTAATATTGAATTTAAACATCATCAGAATATAACATGCTCTAAAAAATGTGCAGAAGAGCTTAAGAAGAAAACCTATATGAAATCTCAAGGAACTCCTCATAATTTTTCAAAAAACTCAAAGTCTAGGCTTAAATTTGAAAAAACTTTAGTTGAAAATGAAGGGATTAATAATGTGTTTCAAAGAGAATCTGTAAAAAAATCTATTGAGCAGACTATAGTGAAAAGATATGGAGTAGACAATATATCTAAATCTAATGAAATTAAAAAGAAAAAGAAAATAACTTTAAAGAATACATTGTCTAAAAATCCAAACTTATTTAAGGAAAAATGGTGGAATCTTCATGATAATTTTATTAGAGAATTAGGATACGACCCAAGATTAGGTGTATTAGGAAAAGCTTCAATTGAATCATTATCGATATTCAATAAAATTATTCAGTATTGTTATGATATTGGAATTAAAGATGAGGATATATACATAGGAATAGATGATAAATCTGAATATTTCATAAACACTGGAACTAAAACGTATTTTTATGATTTTTGTATAAGATCTAAAAAGATTATTATAGAATACCACGGTATCGGATTTCATGCCAATCCTAATTGGGATACTAATAAACTAAATGAGTGGAGATCAGTTTTCACAAATGAAACAAGCAGAGAAAACATTAGAAAAACTAAAATTAAAAATAATGCTGCTATTAAAAAAGGGTTCAAGATCCTAGAGATATGGGGAGATTGCGATATAGATGAGAATATAAAAAAATGTAATAATTTTATAAAAGATAATTATGAAAATTAAATCAATAAAAGTTAATAAGCTAGATTCTAAAAAGAATTTCTATGATATAACAGTCGATAAGCATCATAATTTTGTTATAGGCATGAAATCTAAGATTGTTACCCACAATTCAAGTATGAACTCTGCTATTATTGGTATGGCGCAAAAGTTTAAGAACTCTATGCCTCTTTTAGAGGAAATAGGACAATTTGGATCTCTTAGGGCTCCTGATGCAGGTGCACCTAGATATATTTCAACTAAACTTCATAAGAACTTTAGATTATTATATAAGGACTTCGAGCTATTAAATCCTAGATTTGAAGAGGGTAATGAGATTGAACCTGATTACTTTCTTCCAATAATACCTACAGTTTTATTAAATGGAAGCTCTGGTATTGCCGTAGGGTTCGCTACTAACATTCTAAATAGAAATCCTTTAGATCTTATTAACTGCTGTTTAAAAGAATTGGAAGGTAAATCATTTAAAGAGCCTATTCCATGGGTTCATGGATTTACTGGAACATGTACTAAGCAAGAAGATACTCAAGGATCTTGGACATTTAGAGGTAAATTTGAAGTTAAGAATACTACAACAGTAGAAGTATCTGAATTGCCTCCATCAATTACTTACTTAAAGTACGATGACTATTTAAATGGTCTTGAAGATACTAGAAAACTTACTTCTTATGATAACAATTGTAAATCTGACGTAAACTATGTTTTGAAATTTACCAGAGCCAACTTAGCGGAATTGGTAAAGAAAAACAGGCTCGTTCGATTCCTTAAAATGGAAGAGCGCCAAACTGAAAACTTTACAGTATTAGACGAGAACGGTAAACTTAAGATATTTAACGATTCTACTGAAATCATAAAGTATTTTGTTAACTTTAGACTTAAGTTCTACGATAAAAGAAAAAGATTCCTTATTGATCAATTAACTAAGGTATTAACAGTTCTTTCTAATAAGGCTAAATTTATTAAAATGATAATTGAAAATAAGCTTAAAGTAAATAACGTACCAAAAGCAGATATTATCAAATCTTTAGAATCTAAAGGATTCGATAAAGTAGATGGATCTTTTTCTTACTTATTAAATATGGCAATTCATTCCCTTACTAAAGAGAGATATGAAGATTTATTGAAACAAGTAGGAGACAAGAAAGAAGAATTAAAAGTAATTAAAGGCACTAAGCCATCTGATATGTATAAGAAGGACTTAGAGGATCTTAAAAAAGCAATTAGAAAAGAATATTAATATGGAAGATAAAGAAAAATACGAAGAAATAGACGTAAGTAAGCCAGAGGAAAATTATTTTCAAGCAAATCCTGCTAAATTCTATAAATTAGATATTAGCAAAGTGAAAACAGTTAAGCATGTCGTTAGAGTATTAGATGCTTTTGGAATGAAAGTAATGGAAGGATCTGAAGCTTACGAAAAGATAAAAGATCTATTAATTGAAGATGAACAATAGCGACGTAATAGTAATATGTTCCAATTGTGGAAAGACTAAGCTTAAATGGGAGACTGTATGTCCTCATTGTAAAGATGTGGACGAAAGTTCTATAAAAGCTAACAAGAAGTAGTATAATATAAATATACATACGGTAATACCCTAAGAAATAGGATTAAGAAAGTTCTCAGAAAATGAGGTAAAGCCTATGTACGATAACCTTAAAAGGCTCGTGCAGGTCGCTGTCAGAATAGGAACGGAAGCGGTAAAGACACATCTTTCAAAACCTAAGTGTATATTTTATATTTTTACTATGGAAGCAAAAACAATAAACGATTTCATTAAAGAGCTTCAATCTATAAGCGAAGACAAAAGAAATCTACCTCTTATTATACAATGTCCGAACGGACTAGAAGTATACCCCTCAATTAAAATGAAATTTGAAAATTATGGATCTCCTCTTTTAGGTGATAAATTGGAGTCTATGATGATAACTTGGAAAGATTAATATTATGAAAGGAGCAGAATTAGCGCCACTTTTTGAAACTGGTCAGTATGGTAGATTATACATTACTTCTAGTAGTCATGCAAGAGGAAAGACTTTAAGAATTCAAGTTCTACCTGAAGGACAAAAAGCAAAACCTAACGGATCTGTTAATTTATGTACTAATAAAGATGCAGTTCTAGTATATGGAGTAGTTGCAGGTAATCCAGGATGGACTGAAGAATATGGATGGTTACATCATGGACCGTGGAAAGACGATTTCCATAATCTAGTTAAAGAAAAGCAAGAAGCTTTAGAAAAAGATAAACTAGAAAGAGAAGCTAGGAAAAAGGCTAAAGCTGAAAAAGAAGAAAATCGAATTAATAATTTATTATCTAACTATTAAGATATGGCTGGAGACGATCCAATAAACGACATTACTCCTTGTAAGATTTATACTTACGCTGAAGCATGTAATTACATGAAAGAGGAGAATAAGAAACCTACTGATATTTATAAACCTCCTACTAAGTGGGTTGATGTTAATACAGGTAAGGAAGTAATTATCGGTTATAGCGGGTTCTAATGAATAGAGAGGATTTTGATTTTGAATTCGTAGATTCTGATTTTTCAGCTGCTGGAACAGGAACTTGTCCTAATTGTAGAAAAGGAATATGTTTCTTACCTGATATTACAAGTCAAGTTAAAAGCGAATATAAACCTTTACTTGATCTAGAAAAAACTCACGGAATTAGAGTAACTGAATTAGAAAGAATCAGGACTAAAGAATGGACATGTACAGGATGCATAGTTTTAAAATTAAAATCTATGGATAATGATAGAATAAAAGAAGACATAGCATTATTATTAGTAATAGGATTTATTGCATCTTTAATATCAGTAATATATTACTTTATAAAGTTAGATTTAGTATAGATCAAAATATACGTCAAAAGTCATATAACCAATCTCAATATTCAATATACACTGAAATAAAAGAAGGTTGTCATACTGTATGGGAAAAGACTTCCGTTGTATATCTATCTCAAATAGATTCAACTTCATGTGCAGATTATAATAAAGCTGAGCATGTTTTGGAAGTCATAGAGGAATCCAATTGTAGCAAGTAATTGAATATACATATAAAAGGAAAGGGAATCCCGTAGGATTCCCTTTTTATTTGATGTTAATCTAATTATTAAGATTATGCGATAACCGCTCCTCCTGTTAGAACACCTAAGTCTCCAGTAACATCCATATTTACATATTGAGTTTCTGGGTGCCATCCAGCCTCAGTGATAGCGTATCTAGACTTCATTCCGATTTTCGGAGAGAAAGTTCCCTCAGAAATAGTTTGAAGAGATTCAGCCATGATGAAAGGCATAAATTTAAGACCTGGTTCTTCATCAGCACCTTTTCTACCGATACAAATTCTAGTATCTCCGAACTTTAAGTTAGGATCAACGTAAACTTGAACACCGTAAACTTTACCAGCTGGGTATAAGTTTCCAGCAACTCCACTCATATCAGTTGGAACCTGAGCGATTGAGTAACCAGCAACATCAGCTAAAGCAGAAGCAACTCTACCGTTAGTGATCATGAATGTACCAGCTCCGAATCTACCTCTGTGGTAAATTAAGTTAGATAATTCAAGAATCTTAGTTACTAATCTTCTTTGTAAAGTAGATACGTTCTCGAATCCACCTGCACCAGCAGTTAAATTCAATGAAGTAATACCTGAACCTTCAACTAAATCAACAGTCTCGTTGTGAGCGTCTGCTAATGAGAAGATTCTATCAACTAATTGCTTGTTGATTGACTGAGCTAAGTCGTTAACTGCAACGTTTTCTAACATTGAGATTACGTCGTAGTTCCATACTCTGTTCAAGTCTTGGATTTGCTCTACAGATGCAGAGATCGCAACTTGGTCAGTTCTAGCCTCGATGAACTTAGTGAACATTCTAAGACCCATTTGTCTGAATCTTGATTGCTCTCCAGCTTCTCTAGACATTCCACCAGGAACAGATCCAGTAGCTCCTAAGTAAGGACCATTGAATGCAGTACCAGCGTAATTATCATCAGATACCGAAGTAAATCCAGAGATGTGGTTTTCTAATGCAGATACTAATTGAACATCAGCAGATGCAATAGTAACAGCAACAGTTAAAGCTGTACCTATGTCAGTGATATCACCAGCTAAGTCAGCAGCTACAGAAGTAGTTGCGTTATCAGTAACAACTTTTAAGATTAAGTGTCCATCAACTCTTGAGAAACCAACGAATTGGTAAGTTGCAGTAGCAGCAGAGTGAACGATTGCTGTACCTGGAGTTAAAGTACCACCAGCTAATTCAGTTTCAGTTACACCTTGAATCTTAACTAAGTAAGGCTCGAAATCAGAATCAGTTCTACCACCAGTATATAAATAATCCAAGTAAGGTAAGAAACCAACTGGAGAATCCATAGGAATAACTGGAGCTAAATCGAAACCGATAGTTTTAGCTGCAACCTGAATTGCTACAGGTAATAATGAAGGAAACTTATCTCCTGAACCTGAGTCAGCGTAAGAACCTTTTGCACCAGCTGCAAACGGAGTTTGAGATGGAGTTGGAGCAACAGCGTTACCTATTCCTGGTAAAGCACCTGGAGTTTGGTATAACTGTCCTGGTCCTGAGTACTGCTCGAATACTGGAGCAGTGTTATCGAAAATTGCGTGGTTGTGTGCGTATTCTGCTAACCAAGGTGTCTTTTCTAAATCAGCTCCGTAACCTTCTAAGATTGGTTGCCAAGTAGCATTCATCTTAGTGTCGTTTGAACGTCTAAAAATTTTAGTTTTTGCCATTTTTAAAAAATGTTATTTTTATTTACGATACTGTGCTTGTCTTGCAAGTGTATCTAGGTAATCAGAGGAATATCCTCTATTGTGCTCAACTACTCTATCTAAAGAGATCATACCTTCTGTACCTTGGCTTTCGTTAAGCTTTTCTTCTACTTTTAAGTTATTCTGCTCAATTTCAATTCTTTCACTAACTGCTTGTAAGTTTTGATCGTCCCAGAACGATTTAACTTGGTAAGGAGTGTTTAAGTTATATAATTGAGATTTAGCGTGAATTCTATTCTTTTCACTTTCATTCATCTGAGACCATAAGTTCTTATATTCTGCAGGCATGAATTTTACGTGATTTGGTAAATCGTTGTTCTTTGCAGCAACAACTGATTCCATAATTCCCATGATATCAGCTTCATTGAACCAGATAGTAGCTCCTAATGCTTCAACGATTGATTGCTTAGTTTCTGTATCTAAAGAATAAAAACTTTCTTTATTATCATCTGATAAAGCTTTTAAGAATGGGTGTCTTGATTCTAAAACTGATTTAGCTGAGTCTGTAGTAACTTCAGTAATAACTGCTTTTACGTTTTCAACTAATGCATCAACTGAAGCAGATTCGTCAAGTTTTTCAACTTTTCCTAATAACGATCTGTTTCCTAATCCAGTTTCATTAGAATTTAATGATTCAGCTAAGTATTCGCTGTATTCAATTCCTTGACTTGCTTTTTCAGCAACGTATTCTGAATATTTTCTGTTATCGTTGATAGATTCTGCTAAGTAGTTAGAGAATTCAATTCCTTTGTTAGAACCTTCTGCTACGTACTCTGAATATTGGATAGCTTGATCTAATTCTTCAGCTAAGTAGCTTTGGTATTTAATAGACTTGTTTACGTTTTCCTTGATGTACTCAGCGTAATTAATAGTTTGATTAACTTTTTCTGTGATATGATCTTGGTGAGAAATCGCAGATTGTAATTGCTCTGATAAGTAAGATGAATAAGCAATAGAGTTATTAGTAGTTTCAGCTACGTGCTCTGTATAATTAATAGATTTATTAACCATTTCAGATAAGTAGTCGTTATACTTAACTACACCTTCTAATGTTTCAGCCATTTCGTTAATGAAAGACTTCATACCATCTAATTCAGCATTACCTGTAGTTGATTCACTAACAGCTAATTTTTCTTTGATTTCTGCAAATTGCTTTTTAAGTACTTGAGAGTAGCTTTCCATGCTCTCAACTGTTACATACTTGTCAGACATATTATTTTCATTATTTTCAGTGTCCATAGAATTTTCTAATACTGGTTCTATAGAGTTATTTATTTGATCCATCTTATAGATTTTAAAATTATCACCAAAATTTAAACTTTCTGATACATCAACTAATTCGTTCTTTTCAACAAAAGAATCAGTTTTAAGACTATCATAGCTTTCAGTAATCATTTTGAAATCTTGCTTAAGTGATTCATTTACGGTTTTTCTTAGTATTGCTTCAGTAAACCCTGGTTCACCAACTAAGTCGTAAGTAAAGATCTTATGAAGTTTAACTTTTCCTTCGTTTAAAACTTGTCCAGCAGCTCTAGAAGAAATTGATAAATTAACTCCTCCATCTAATAAAGCTTTTGCAATTTGTCCGTTAGGAGTACCTTCTAAGATTCTTAATTTGATTTTTACTTCATCTCCTCCATCGTAAGATAAATCTTCGATAAGGTGTGAAGCACTTTTTAAGTTAACATCGAAATGTGGTGGGTGATCTAAATCTCCAGTTAAAGATCCTTTAGCGATCTTTTCCTTAAGATACGATAAGTGAGGTAAGTATTCTTCTTTCTCGTAGATCCTTTTGTTATTATTCATTTTTCCAAAAACTGCACAAGTTCCTTCTAGAATAATATTTTTAGGTTCGTTACTTTTAACAGCTAAATCACGACCAACGTTTTCAACTATTAATACTGAATCACCAGTTACAACCGATTGGTTATTAGCACTAAGATTTTCCAATAGTTCTCAATTTTTTATTATTTATATTTAATAAACTTGAAAAAATTGAAAAATTGTGCTCTAGATTATGAAAGGATTGATTTAAGTGTATTTATATTTTCATCTGATAGATCAGACAAATCTGGACAGATGATATTAAACTTTATAGTATAGTTACCCATGTCTCCATTTTCTTTCTTAAGACCTTCTCCTTTAATGTTAAACTTAAGATTATTTAAGGTTTCTGGAGAGTTAATTTCAGCTCTATATTTTTTACCTACTATAGTTTCTACTTCTACTTTTTCTCCTGGTATTAAAGCAGTTGTTAAAGGAATATCTAAATATTGAACAATATTATACCCGTCTATTTCCATATCCTCAGGGACATCTATTTCTACTTTTAGATTACAATCACCTTGAACCATAGTCGACTCAGGCTCTCCCCAGATATTAGGCTTAGATACTACAGACTCATTACCTAATCCTTTTAATTTAATATTGACAAAATACTTTCCGTTTTCTTTAATTACCTTAGCATGTTTCTCAGTAAGTTTTAAGAATACATTTATCTTTTTATCCTCTAAGTTAGATTTAAATGAAGAGTCTACGGTTGATCTTTGATATTCTAATTTAATAGGATTTCCTTCTATCGCATCTATAATCGATATTAAAGTATCTCTATTAATATTCAAATAAGAATAATCCTCACTTTTAGGTCTTCTAAATGCTGATCTATTAAACTTTCCTCCAAATGTTTCATTTACCGCTTGGTCCCATGTTTTATGAAATGAATCTTCTTTAGGTCTACGTCCCCTATTTCCAAATCCACCGAATCCTCCTGAGAATGGATTAGATCTAGATTGATCATATGATTTTCTTTTACTTGAATCTCCTAGAGTTTCGTATGCTTCTGCTATCTCTTTAAATTTAACATCTGCACCTTCTTCTTTATTCTTATCAGGGTGATATTGAAGAGCAAGCTTTCTATATGCCTTTTTTATTTCAGCATCAGTTGCTTTTTCATTAACCTCTAGTATTTTATAAAAGTCTTTCATATCTAATAATTAGTACAGTTATTTATTAATTAGTTTCATTATTAAGTATTATTATAAAAACTATAAATCATCATGATAGAAGGATTTAAAAAACATAGGCACGAAAGAAACCCTTTAGAAAAAGAGTTACATGATAAGTTCTTAACTGATCATAATGCAGCAGGTCAAGTTGGTGATATGGATAGTATAGTATTCGGTCACGATACTAGTTTATATCCTTTAGATAATTTATCTGATAGGGAGAGACGTATAGTTGTGAGTACTATTCAATGGTTAGGATCCCCAGTAGGTCAATGTTTTTTAGCCGACTGTGGATTTAAATTAAAGAGGAATGGCAAAGAAGGTTAGAATAGTAGAACGTATACATGTTGATGGTACTATTAAGTACGTAATTCAACAAAAGCATTTCTTATTTAGATGGTTGTGGGTTGACGCATGGATTAATAGAGGAGTAGAATGTAATGATTCGTATTATTCTTTAGAAGAGGCTGAAAAGAACCTTTGCTACTTCGACGGTAGTAGATCTAAACAAAAGGTTGTTAAATATGGGAGTTAAAAATATATTCTATTTTATACAAGGTCATTTAAAAAGATTAGGAGACGATCTTAATCTTATTCCTGAGCATCAAAGAGAACAGGTAGTATATAGATCTAATATATGCAAAAATGATTGTATGAAACATGGTTATTGTATATTCTGTGGATGCGATGTTCCTGAAAAGTTATACAATAAAAGATCTTGTAATAGCGGTAAGAGATTTCCTGATATGATGAATGAAGAAGATTGGGAAAAATTCAAGAAATCCAATAACATTAATTTTATTAAATACGACGATTCTACTTCGAAACCTTAACTGTTTCAGAAAGAGCAAAACTTTTGAATTGTTCTACTAAAGTAGCAGCCATTCCTAAGCTTGTAGGTAATTTAGCATCAATTAAAGCTGCCATTTGAGTAAGTAATAAAAATAGTTGATCTCCTAGAACTGCACTTCCGGTAACAGGACTATGTCCAACTTTAACAAAGTTACCATTTATCCAAATATCATTAGAAGTAGCTTCAATTTCACTTCCAGAAGTCATATTTATAGTACTATTTGAAGTAACATTGATTTCTCCTCCTCTTAATTCTATCGAAGAAGCAGAATCTGCATGTTCTATTGTAATAGCTCTATCTTGACCTATATTAATTCTAGATCCTTTAAGCTGAATAGTAATTCCTTTATTTAAAGTAAACCAAATCTTTAATTCTTCATCTCCGTCGAATAGCATAATGTGAGTACCTGCATATTCTCCTTCTTTGTTAAGCTCTTCTTTGATTCCTTCTTCTAATTCGTGAATTCCATAGTATTCTGGACTGTACTCATTGCCATTATTGAACTTAACTGCAACAATAGATCCAACTTTAGGAATAGAAATAGAACCTGCACCTCCTTTTCCACCAAAATATACACTTTTTTGTTGTGGATATGCATAAGGAATGTCTTCAGCCGGTATTCCTTCATGTAAACCAAATATTCTAACTTTACATCGACCTTCTTTTCTGTCGTCTTTGATATCTTCAACTATTCCTACGTATGTTTGATCGTATTTGTTCATATTAATTTATACTGTTAACCTCCATATACGTTTTGATCAGTTGGATTAGGCCAATTAGGAACTTGATCTCCATTTGACGCATATCCTTGTGAATATCTATCGCCTAAGTCAGAAATAGGTGGCTCTATGAGCTGACTTGCTGCTCTAAGAGCTGGATTTACGAATCCTCCTACTTTAGAAAGTTCATTTTGAATCTTTTGTCCTGCGTTTTGTATACTTTCACCAATAACTGGCAATCCGCTAAGGAAATTTGCTGCATTTTGACCTTGAGTTGCAATATTACGTAATCCCCATGGGTTTCTAGTGTTAGTTTTATCAGGATCTTCAAATATTTCAGTTCCGTCTCCAAATTTAGCCTCTTCTTCGAACCATCCTACTTTTATAGCAAATTTATTGTTATCTTCAGATCTTCCGTCTGATCCTACTTCAAAAGTACTAGGTCCAGGTAGAGATTCAGAGAAATCGAACTCACATTGTCTACATTTAAACTTAATATATCCATATTCGTCCATAACATTAGATAGAACATTACCACCGCCTACAATATTACCTATCGAGCCAGTGTCGATTCCCAAAGATTGAGCAATTCCTTGAGTTTCACCCGGTAAACGGTATCTTAAGTTCCTCCATTCAGCAATATAGATATCTACTGAGAACCATCTTAAATTATCAGGAACTCTTTCTCTTCTATACTTAGCGTCGAATATTGCATTTCTATATAGGCCTGCTAATTCTGATATTCTAAGATCTACTGCTTCCAATGTCTTTATTTCTAAAGTCATTTTATCGGAATTAGCTTTATATCCTTTAGACTGATCTGTGTTATATTTATATAAATCAGAAAGACCTGTTATAGATTGAAAATACCAAGGAGCGTTGAAAGTTAAATGTCTCAGAATTCCCTTAAATGTGGCAAGACCGTCTGCTTGAGCTGCGTATCCTCTATTAGTTAAGAATCCGGTTGCACTAGTCGCAGTTCCAGTATTAAACAGAGGACTATTAGATAAACTCAATTCGTCAATTTCTGCCTGAGCTGGAGTATCTTCAAATTTAAAATCTAATGCAAATGTTAAATAAGTAGGCTCATCAAAAGAATCTAAAAAGACTCCTTTTGTAAAGTTATTATGCTTATTATTTAAGTTTATAAAATTATGCATTATCAATTATATTTTTTTCAGCTCTCCAGTTCATCTTACATAGCTCAAATTCAGTTGAATATTGAAAACCTTCTGCTTTTCCATCGTATATATACTTAGTTCCATTCACGTAATACCTTCCAGACAAAGTATCGTTTAATACTATAGTGCTATCGGTAACAGGAGTTTCTTCTACTGCTCCATCAGTCTTATCTCTATTAGCCTGTTGTAATTTAGCCTCTCCTATATCGTCGTGCATTGCAACAAATAATCCACTCCCTTTGATAATTTGGAAGTTAATACCTGATGTTTCAACAGTCATCTTTACTTTATTTAATTCGGTATTATTATGATCGTTTATAGTCTTAGATGCGTTCCATTCAGAATGCGCGTTTCCATAATCTATATTTTGCCACTTCTTAATTAAATTATTTCTAAGAACCTCGTCGTCAGGTATTAGAGATAAGTCATTATTCTTATATCCTTTTATAAGGATTGGGTTTACGTAAAATTTAGTAAACTTATCAGACTCTAATTTATGATCGTAATAATATATTTGGTGTCGATATCCTCTGTTTTGTAGAATACTTCCAACTTCTCCGCTTAAATTAAATTTCTTAATAAATTGAGGTCTTCCTTTATCAGATGGGTGATTAGTTAAATATATTGGAACTTCATCAGTTTCAAATTCAGTATTACCTTCTGATTTTTCAGATCTTTCATTATTGACATTACGCTGCATTCCACTAGTTGTATTCTGATACGTATTATTAATTTCCGCGTTAATATTAAGTTGTTCTGTGACGTCTATTAGGTTTATATTATAGTACTTATCAATAAAAGAAGTAAAAAAAGTATCGTCATCTTTATATGCATGGTCGCTAACATGCTTCATAAAATCTAAAGAATTATTATTAGAATTTATCCATGTCATAATATCCGATGTGCTTATTTCGTTTTGTGCATATCCTAAATTAAGATCTGATGCTAATTGTAATAATGCATCTTTTGAAGAAACATTAGAGTAGCTTTTAGAAACATTGTCATATAGCTTAGGAATGTATAATTCTCCGTATATAGAAAAAGAATAATTATCTGATCCTAATGGTTTCATTTCAACTATAAGAAAATCACATCTAATAGGCTTAAATTTAGAATTTTGAGGTTTTATATACACGCTTATTATAGGATCATTCTTAGGATAGTTTGCACTATTTAAAGTTCCAGTATTATCGTTGAATATAATCTTAATAGTAGGTATTTTTCCAGTTTCATCAAGTACCATATAATCAATATCTGTAACGTATACTGAGTTTATCATAACTAAAGGCTTATCTGCTCCAGCTTTATCTATTGCAGAATTCCCGCCTTTACCTGTAACGAATAATAAGTTATCCTTTGATAATTCTCTATCGTCAGGTAATGACATTTCCTTTAAAGGAACTGCTGGTTTGCTTATAACTTTTATTAAATCCTTAGATGCCATTATATAAATAGTTTATCTTTAAGCAAAGCTGCTTGTAGTCTAGATCGTGATATTGGAACTGGGCAATTTTTCTTATTTACAGTAGTAACATCTTCACCGAATACTAGTCTACCGTCTTTAACTTTTACATTAGAATCTCCTACGGAGTTAATGTTAGGTGGCAATTGTTTCTTATTTAAATTATTTAGTCTGTTCTTATCTTTCTGAGATTTAGGATCTATTATTGGATCAACATCTTGCTCTGATCTCTCTCCTCTTTCTGGAATGTCTCTAGGGGATATGAAAAGACTAGAAAAAGAAGAATTAGGTATTCCATATAAGATGTCATCTACATCAATAGAAAAAGGGTTAGATATTCCATTATATTTTAATAATCCGTCCCATAAGCTTTGATCTCCCAAAACTCTTTTTGCCACTAAATCAGGTCGCATCTTCTCCTCTTCTTCTACTCGAAGTATTCCTACTCCAATAGATTCTAAAGGATATCTAAATGTGTTATAAATAAGATCAGTAAATGATCTATTTTCACCATCTTGTATCGTCTTCTTATTTCCTAATATCTTACTAAATAACATATAATTTAATCTTTTGTAACAAATGTCTTAAAGTAGGCTGGGATATTATCATTTCCAAATCCACTTCCATAGAATGCTGATACTCTAGCTTTAGCATCTTTCATTGCTTGTTCATTACCTCCTCCAGTGTTCGCATTGCTAACTCCTGCTGTTTCATTTACATCAGCCTTATCGTTTGCTTTAGCCGCTACTTTACTGTTTACTCCAAACTGTTTAGTTTTAAGGTCAGTCTGTTCACCATATGATTGGTTAGCTGCACTCGGCGGAGCTACTTTAGAAGTTGACATGAATCCGTTTCCTAAGTTAAACATAGATTCTATATCTTGTTTTGCTCTAGGCCTTCCGTGTTTAAGAGTAACTTTAAAACTAAATTCAGTAGGAAAGTCGTCAAGTCCTAGTGTTTCTCCAACTGTCATTTTAACATCGCTTACTACAAGGTTTCCTATCATAGCAATTGGATTCATTGGGTTACCTACTGTTAAATGCCATTCTCCAATTGCTCTACCGTCTAATATCGCTCTATAGCTCAAAGGAGATTGCATTAATGCTCCTAATTTTCCAGCTATCATTTTGTTTGCAATTCCTGCTAAATCTTCAGTTACTGAGTAATTTCTTGCGTCGCTTAGTCCCTTTGCTTTATCTGCTGCTTGTCTTCTTTTTTCACCTTCCGGATCTTTAATAGCCTTTGCCATTTCGTTTATAGTGCTCTGAAGTCCACCTAATCCTGCTTTAACCTGCGCGCTTAATGCTTCCATTCCTTTAGCCATTGCTTCAGGAACATCTCCCTTTAGTATTGCTTCTTCCATTCCTAGTGGGTCTAGTGTAATCCCAGTTTGAGCAAAATATCTAATAGATCCTCCCCAGAACGGAGCAGTGTTATATGTCAAAGATAAAAAGTTAGTCAATAAATCTAAAAACGCAATCTTAGGATTTATATTACCGTATGATCTTAAAGAGTAGTCAAAATTAAGAGTTATATCTCTCATATAATTAAACCCGCGATCTCTTATCCTAGTCTTATTTACTACATTAACTGGACCTAGAATTCTATTCCAATATGGACCTTTTGGACCGTATGCTCCTTTAACATATTCCTGCATTTTAGAATCAAATCCAGTAAGCTTTGCAAAGCTAATGCTGTCGTTTCCAGCAAACAGCTGAGCTTTTACTTGCTTATATAAAGGAGAATCTTTATTTTCTACACCTAAGACTTCTAATAGAGCGTCTACACTTATTTCATTACCTGCAACGTCTTGTACTTCAGTGTCTAAATCTTTCCATAAGTATCCCCAGTCTACATTAATGATATTATTTAAATCATTGTCTATATCACTACCATACCAGCTAACTGCTTGCGCTAAAGGAACAAAAGGTCCTCTTTCTTTTGGTAGGCTATCAATATTATCTTCTACTGGAATAGGATATCTCCTAAGAGTTAACATTCGGTTATTAGGAACCTTTCCGTAATACTTACACCATAAAAAATCAGAAGTTGCATATGGCATTGGAGTCATAGGATTACTTTTTTCAGATCCTACGTTTCTTCTAGACCATTCTATGATTCTTTGAGCAGTTGGATTTTCAACGTATTGTCTTTCACTACTAAAGCTTTTGAAATTACCTTTTGTATCATTTACAAAATCAGATTCTCCCGATTTAGCAGGAGTGAAATACTTAAGCATATTTCCAGGAGCCTCTGCTATATTTGAATCAAAGTGATAGTCTTTATTATATTCTCCAACATTAAGTCCAAATTTACTGTATCTAAATACATTAAATGCGTTAAATAACGACAGGACACCTGGTGCCTTAATTCCCCCATCAACTCCTCCGTCAGCATCTTTCTTATATCCATCTGAAAGTAGATTAAAAGAATCGTTTGTACTTATCTGCGATGTTACTTGTGCTAACTTATTATTATCTCTATTGAAAATTGACATTCAACTTCTTTTTTATTATTTATTAGAAATTGTAATGATATAAGTTTTTATTTTCTACCTGCTGATATAAAATCTTTAAATGATAATATCTTACTTTTAGACTTCTTTTTAGATTTCTTCTTTGATTTTCCTTTGTTCTTAGATAAAGGTCCAGCTAGAGACATTGTATCCATAGATCCAGCCATAGTCTCCGGGGATTGAAAGAATGTTCCAGGTGAACTTGATCCTGAATCCATAGGTGCAATCATATCTTCTTCTAAAGTGTCGTCAAATAAACCTAAAGTGTCTAGAATATCTAAGTCCTCTTCATCAGTTCCTAATTTGCTAAGCATTAACCTGTCTACTTCACTTTTATCAACTTCCCAACCATCTAAGAAATATTTACTTTTTCCATTTGATAGTACTAAAGCAGGCCCGTCTTCCCTGTGTCGTTTTCCGTTTACATGATATTCTAAGTCTCCATTGCTTCTTATTACGGAAGGTCCGTCTTCTCTATGGTATTCACCATCTACGAGCCATTCCTTTCTTCCATCTTTTTGAATAACAGCAGGTCCTCCTTCTCTGTGCAGATTTCCGTTCTTAAACCATTTTTCAACTCCAGATTCATGATTGATTTTAGCAGGTCCGTCTTCTCTATGTACCATATTACGCCTATACCATGTTTCAAATGCTACTTCATCAGTGTCTCCTACATATCGTATTGAAGCAGGTCCATCTTCTCTGTGGCGTAACATCGTTCCCCATTCTGAAGGAATTCTCCATTCTTCTATGCGATCCTTTCCAAAATATCTAGTGCTTTTTACCGGTGTTTTATTTTCGTTTATTTCCATAAACATTTCAAATAATCCTAAAGTGTCTAATATTTCTATATCTGACTTATCGTATCCTGATTTCATTAAGAAATCTACTTCTTCTATCTGCTTTCCGTTGATATAATATTCTAAGTCACCATTGTTTCTTATTACAGCAGGTCCTGATTCATTATGTAAAGTGTTATTCTTTAACCAAAATACATCACCATTACTAGACTCAACTTTTCCATCTCCAGTATGACCTTCAAAATGAGCAATGATCAGAGGATCTTTTAAAATCCATCTACCATTATCATTTTTACCTGCATATTTAATAAGAATCCCTTCTTCTGAATTAAAGTGACCTTTTCTTAATATAAGATTAGTTGCCCAATACCCTCTCTTAGAAGAATCGTATTTTTCATTCTTGATATCTTCAACAATAAATCTTACAATCTCACTATATCTTCTACCCTCTTTTCCAGATTCCCATATAAATTTAAGGACGCTGTAAGTTGTAGAATTATCGTCTATTCTAAGTTTAGTATTTTTAGTGGTTGATACGTATTGGTATTTAGAACTCATTATTTACCTAATTTCTTGTATTGTTCAAAGTTTAATATAGTCTTAGCTTGATTAACGTTTTCAGTTTTACTAGACTTCATGAAATTGTATACTGAATCACTAGCGTTTCCGCTTTCTTCTGGATGCTGTAAGATAGCATTTTTAAGCTTCTCTTTACCTTTTGCCCAGTTTTCTACGTTTTTCCAGCTTGAATCTTTTTTAGACATCAAAAATAGATTTTTTATTATTTATCGATTTATTGGTAATATAATCATATAACTTAAATATAAGATTATGAATGTATCGGAAATGATCCAAGCTCTAGATCAAAAAGAAGAGCAATTAAAAGCTGAACTTGAAAAAGTTAAAAATGCTAAAGATGCTATTGTTTCTCTTAACTTAGATTCTCAAGAAGGTTCAGTTAAGAAAGTATCTGTTACTAGAAATAGAGATAGATCAGGAATCAATATTAATTTACCTGCAGCAACTGAAAGAGTTTTACCATTTATTAAAACTAAAAATGGAATTACTTTAAAGTCTTTACTTAAGAAATGTACTCAAGTTAACGGTCAAAAATATGCCGTTAATTCAATGAGAGCTTATTTAAGCGCTTTAAGTGCAGCTGGTAAGATTGAAAAGAAAAAAGACAGATATTTTAAAACTGTATAATTATGAGCAGCTCAGCAAGTGTAGATTTTGATTTTGTAGAAGGATTTGTTAATGAGGACCGAACTGTTAATGTTCAATTAAGAATTAAAGACGGAGAAGATTTAAAAGAAGCAATCTCAGAAATCTTTAAAAATTCTAAAGACGATAAGAGTATATCTATTAACAAATCAGTCATAAACAAAATATGGTTTAAAGGACACGATTCAGTAACTGAATTAAAGCAAAGGAGAGACGATATCATTAACGATATCACAGAGTCCTTTGATAGAGCTATTGAAAACATTACTAGATAATTTCGATAAAATAAGAAAATAAAAAGGCTACCTTTTGGTAGCCTTTTTTTATAATTCAAATGTTGTAAATTCTCCGTTGATAAAGTTTATATGTTGAGCTTTACCATTTGGATATATGAATACATGAGATTGTAGCCATCCACTTGGACCTACGTTATATCCAACTCTAAGTTTAGTAGATGTTCCTACTGAAAGAGCTCCATCTAATCTACCTGGAGAATGATAATGTCCAACTATAATCTTAGTATTAAGTTTTCTGAATTGTTGTAGAGACCCTCTGCTTCCATTAGAACCAACATCTCCATGTTGAGCTAATTCCCATCCATTAACCATATAACTATCACTACGACCTAATGTAATGAATTGAGGAAACTCTCTATTAATAAGTTCTGGAATAACTCCTTTGATTGGACCTTCTTCAGAATATTGTTTCAATAATATTTGACTATATTCCATGTACTCCATAGAATTCTTAGCAGTAGGCTGTTTCTTCCAGTCTCCATTTTTGAGCCATCTATCAATGAAGTCGTCATGGTTACTTCGTACAATAACAACATTGTCAAAATCTTCAAATTTCTTTAACTCATCAAGCATGTAATTAATTTCATACTTAAGAGAATTAGTCCCCATTACTTCTTTTCTATACTGTTCGAATGGATCCTTCATAGTATGGTGACTAATAGAATATCCATCAAACACATCATGTAATACTACGTGGTCAGGTTTAAGTATCTTAAGGGCATCTATAGTTTTATCAACTACTTCCTTATCTTCGTGGCCATAGTGCATATCTCCAAATATACATGCATCTATCTTGTCATTTCTAGATACTTTACTAGATCCATTAGACCCATCACTTTCTCCATCGTATTCAACTGAGTAGATTAAATCTATGAAGTTACCGTTGTCATCAGCAGTTACTTGCCTAGCAAAGAAATCATCTTGATCTTTAATCTCAACGATAACGAATCCTAAGCTGTGGTGGAATTCTCCTTTCTTACCTGATTTAGAATCAGTATAATTAGATACAGTACATGCTCCAGTAGTCATCATCATCTTAGGAACCTGTCCTTCAAGAACTGGAATCATTTGCAATTGAACCTTAGGTGATCCAAAAATACATGAATTAATTCCACTAATACCTTGCATTCCTGTCATTGGATTTACTGCAGTTGGCTGTATCTTAATATCTGACATAATACTTACATATTTGTGAATATCATGTCTAGCTGCATCTAAGTATGGAATAACTCTTTCATTCCAATGATCTTTACTTTCTGCGCTAAATATAGAAGTAGGGTTTTTATATCTACCTGCTATAATATGAATATCAGCTCCTATCTCTTCTGCATATGCTTCCATGTTAGACATGAATGCTCTATGTACTGGAGTGTTATTCTGAGCCCAGCTTATTATAAACCTTTTCTTTTTCTTGTCAAATTTCTTTGCTTTGGCTTCTAATAATTCTGGTGGATCTACTTCGCTCTTCTCAGTTAAACCTAATTGCTTAACCCATTTCTCCATAGTCTTTGGAGATTTTCCTGAGTATTTTGCTAAAATGTCTAATCGATTGTGATATTTAAGAGTTTTGTCTAAGTAGATTTCGGAAAAATATTGCTTATCTTTATCAGTTAAGTCTTTAAATCTCATATCAACTTGGTGATTTTGATATCTTATATAAGATAACTAAGCTAGGTTTTAATATTACCTAACCTTTAAGTGACTCTGCTTCTTTACACAGATTAAAAAATTCTGAATATATTGATTTAGGAACCAATTTCTTAAACTCTATGTAGTTTTCATCTACAATAGTTTTTATTACTTCCTCCGATCCTTCTGAACTGTTTACTTGTATAAGTTTAAAGTCATCGTCTATTCTAAATAAATTATTCTTCTTTTTGATATACTCAAACTGAAGCGCATAATCTTTAATTCTCTCGTTATTGGATGCCCACAGTATAGGAGAATATTCAGGGACGATCTCTGACATTATATTCTGAATACTAATTGAATCTACTATTTTAATATCTTCAATCATATCTGGGAATTCCTGTTGCACCTTTTCCAATAATATTCTAATGGTATTCTCTGAAAATGGATTCTTAGACTTATTTTTATATTGACATACTAAAACAGTCTTTAGTCCGTTCTTGTTATATAACTTTTCCACAGATTTTAAATATCCATTATGGAAAGGTTGAAACTTAGCAATAAAAACGTTTACTTTATTACTCTTCTTTTTTTTAGTACTTGAATTTTCTCCTAAAAACATAGTTTCAGGATTCTGATTGATATATTCAGTAAATGAAGGGAATAATGCTTCATACAATTTATCTCCTGTTACTATTCTTTTAAGTTTCTTAATTTGAATATTAAGAGTTGATAATAATTCAGGATTAAAGAAGCTAGAAGAAGACTTCTTTCTAACTCTTCTAAAGAAGTTAGCCAATATTCTATATACTTCTTTATATGTATCGTTGTCTTTTATAATTGACTCAATCTCAGAGTCTCCTATTAAATCGTAATCTATTTCAAATTCCTCTCTTTTTAAATAATCTGGAACATCTAATCTTAATCCGTCATATTTAAAAGAATATTCTTTAATAAATCCTTTAAAAATACCATTTATTATTGAAATAAACCTTTTATCATAATCTTCAGCGTCTCCACACATTTCCCTTAATTCATATTCTGATAAGGTTTCAATATAGTTCATTAGATCTATAACAATAAGCCATATATAATCATTTGACTTATTTTCTGGTGTCTCATTAGATTTAATCTTTTCTTGGAATATTGGATCAACTATCTTAGCAAGAAATACACTTGATTTAGGATCTTCCTGGTTTCCGTAGAATCTGAAAATGATTTCGTCAATACCATCTTTTAAACCGTTCATTAGGAATGATGATTCTAATCCTGGATTTAATATAGATATTATAAACTTAGTAAAAGAAGTAGTCTTAAACTTTTTAACTAGCTCGTCCCATGGAGTATTAATAAAGTCAAGAATAGAAGTCTTTTGATCGTCATCTAATCTACCTTCAAATATAATAGGAGGTGCTTCAACTTCAAGGAAATAAGCCCAGCGTTCTAACTCTTCTTTAGATTGTAGAGTCTCAATAGGCTTTCCATTCTCATCAAGTTTATGAATGTATGATAAAACTAACCCATTCTTAGGTTTGTTGTCATATTTAGAATGTGATCCATTTTTGTTACTAATAAACTGGAATCCAAAATAAAGATTATTAGGAATCCTATTAACTTTATCTTGAGGGATATTATTAAAATATGAAATAGCATTGTTATAAAATTTCATTAACATCTGATCAACATAAGTAATTTGTCCAGCTTTCTTAAAAAACTTGAAATTACCATCAGTAGATTTCTTCACACCGAAGAAACTACCATTAATATTTTCGTTAATGATTACGTATTCATTTAATATATTACCTAAGAAGTCATCTCCTTTCTTATCTTTGACTTCCTTTAAGTGCTTTATTCCAGGCATATTAAAAGTTTAATGATTTATACTTCAGAACCTTCTCCTTGATCTGATGCTTCCTGACCTTTAGTAGGAGCAACCATAGGAGCTTTATCTTCTTCGTCTTTAGTTTCTTTTTCAGTAGCGTCAATTACCTCAGTCTTATCTAATTTCTTTCTTAATGACATAGCATCTATTGAAATTGAAATACTTCTAATGTTATCAACATCTTCAGAGTTTTCTGTAAAGTACTTTAATACTTTTTTAAGGTTCATGTTAGATTCTCTTCCAAATCCTCCAGCCTCATCGATTTTCTCTCTTAACGCTTTAGTTGCATCCCAGCTACCTGAGTAACTGATGTTCCAACAGAAAAATTTAACTTCCTCTCCTTTAGAGTTATAAAAGTGATTAATATCTTTGATTTTCTCGATAGCACCGTTAGCGTCTCTATATGAAGTTGAATGACCTTTACTGTCTGATGGTATACCAAACTTTACTCGATCAGGCATGATTTCCATTAATTCATGTATTCTTTCGATTACTGATTCTGCATCATATCCTTTTAATTCTACTTCTTTGTTTTCGTTTATAGCTACGAAGTCGCTAAATTTATGTACTCGATTTTTCACAGTATTAAATTATTTTTATTATTTATCAACTATCTTGTCTAATAAATTATTAAATAGCTCAAAGCTATTGTCATCTTTCTTATTAGTGAAGCTCACTAATTCATTATTTCTAGATGAGTCAGTAAGTTGAACTGCGAACTCAGAGAATACTTCTTTATATATTAAGTCTTCTTCATTAAATGATTCGTACTTATTAAAAATGTCTTCTTTATTCCTTTCTTCTGGAACGTGTCCTTTTTCGTTTTCTATTCTAATTACTTTACAATTATTATAAATACTACTATCAAGTATTTTTTTAAATTCTTCAATTAATCTTTTCTTTGGTAAACGATTTCTATAAATTGACCACACATAAGCAGAGAAGATTGATCTATCAAAAACAATATGCTTATCCTTTAATAAAGTATTAGATATTTCTAAGATTGTTAAAATATTTGAGATACTAAAATAATGAACCCCAGGTCCCTTTTCTTGATCTTCAAATCCTAAGTTTTTAATATAATCAGAAAATGCAAATTTATAATATACTATATTATCATTCGTGTTCTGTTTAAAGTAATTATCAAGCAGTGTAGTTTTTCCCGTTCCCCTTACTCCCTCTATTAATATAATCATAGATCATTAAACTTTTTTTCATATCTATCTAAAAATTTAATACTATTATTCAATCTTAAAGTTTTAATATCATCGTCGCTTAATTTGATAGGATCTATTAATTTATATACTAATCCGTTCTTTTCACAGAAATCTATAGCTGCTTTTGTTTTTATAGAGACTTCGTAAGAATTCCATAATGATTTAGGTTTACATTCTATCATATATTTATAATTTAATATAAAATCCGGCCTATACGTTCTATTCTTTCCATTAATAGTATAAGATATTTCATATTTTTTAAGTTCTCCATTTTCCCATGGTATATTAAATCGTTCTATCACTAATACCATATAAGATAATTCCTTAATGCTTCTAAAATACCATCCTTTATACCAACCTGACCATCCATTACCAGATCCCATAGGTGAAGGCTTTCCATACATTGCGTTGTTTTTTCCAGAGCTAGCAATTGACAGCTTTTTTCTTATTAAAGCTGCTTTATCTTTTCCATGTATATCATCTAAGCTTTTACCTTTAAACGGACTTGGGTTACTTTTTCCATACATTGGGTTACTTTTTCCACTTATGTCTAATCTTCCTTCTAAATAAGCTAATGATGTAGATTCGCTTATTCTTTTTTTAGATTCTTCAGAATGATTTTTTCCAGCAAATCCATACTTAATTTCACCTGACTTCATTTTATTATGCATCTTATTAAAATTATCTTTACCTCTACATTTTCTACACTTAGAGTTCCATTTGATAGCATCTCTTAATGTATATTTAGTTGAGTATTTTATATCAACGCCACACTCTGGACAGTTTCTCTTAAATTCCATTTTTATTTTTATTTATATGAGTTCACTTCTTCTAAGTCTCTTAATCATAAATAATAAAAAAATATTAAATATGAATAAATAATAAAAAGTTTTAGTTTAATGACAAAATACATTCAACTTTTCGAAGATTTTGACGCAAGGTCAGGTAATATTAACCAAGAACATACTTGGAGTGATCTTAGAAACCAAATGCAAGCTAAGCTGCCTTTTACTATTGTAGATTTCAAAGACGAAGCATCTTATCAGAAATTTAAAGATGTCGAACTTCAAGGTAAAGATTATATAGATCAAACGTATACAGTATATGACGAGGGTAATGCTGTTAAAATGAAAAGTGTTTTTATTTTTGACGGAGATGAATCCGCATCAGAGATAGCATTAGATTACATTAAGAATTATAACATATATAGAATAATAGCTGGAGAAAAAGGAAAAGATTTTCCAACTCTTTATAATGAAGGAGGATCTTCAGACTTTGGAAACGATCTACTTATTGCATTAAGTCCTGACGATTTAGGAAATGATGACTATTATAAAGTAGATAGCCAATATTATAAATTTATAAGTACATGATAAGTGAATTACACATAGATGATGCCAATGTTAAACATTGGTATTTGAAAGGTACTCGTAAACATCACCGTGAAGACGGACCTGCTTATGAGACTCCTGATGGGACTAAAAAGTGGTTCTTTAATGGAAAGCTTCATCGTGAAGATGGACCTGCTACTGAATGGAAAGGCGGATCTAGAGAATGGTATAACGATAATAAGTTACATCGTGAAGACGGACCTGCCGTCGAACTAGATAACGGAGTTAAAGCGTGGTTTATTAATGGTGATCCACATAGAGAAGATGGTCCTGCTTATATACATCCATCAGGAATTAAAAAATGGTACCAAGACGGTTTATTACATAGAGTGGATGGGCCTGCTGTTGAATGGGATGATGGTGAGAAGTCCTGGTTTCTTAATGGCGAACAGTATTCAGAAAAAGATTGGAAGCGCGAAGTTGCTAAAACTGAACTTGGAATGGACGACGTCGACTCTCAAATATGGGACACGTTAGGACTATTTGAAGGTAAGATACTGGACTATAAGTCATTTAAAAATAAGATGTCGTAATGAAAAACGGAAAAATAGTAAAAAACGGAACAGAGCAGTGGTATAAAGATGATTTACTCCATAGAGAAGACGGACCTGCATACACTAAAATATATTCAAGTGGAGCAATGAGTATAAAGTACTATATTAATGGAGTTCAGCATAGAGAAGACGGACCTGCTGAAATTCAGTATGATTCTGACGGTGATCTTGAAATAGAGGAATGGTATTATTATTATGAAGGTGAATTACATAGAGAAGATGGACCTGCTGAAATTCAATACGAAGGCAATAAGATAGTATACGAAGGATTTTTTATTAATGGTGAATTACATAGAGAAGACGGACCTGCTATTATATCAGATTTTGGAAATGGTAAATTAAAAGAATGGTGGGTAAACGGTGAAAAGCATAGACTAGACGGCCCTGCTGTAGCACATCCCGATCCTTCTAACATGAGTCCTAAATACTGGATTCACGGGAAGCCTTTCTATAAAGAGAAAGATTTTAGAAATAAATTAAAAGAGCTTGAAATTAAAAAAGATATAGAAGATCTTAAAGGTTCAGGTTCAGATGAAGAAGAAATAGATATTATGAAAACTCTTGGAATGTTTGAGAGTAAAATACTTGACTTTAAGTCGTTCAAAAAAATTAACAAATAATGAGTAAAACTATTAAAGATTACTTTGATATCGAAGAATTAGTAGATAAACAAGTATTTGATAGATTCGGAGAAGCTTCTTGGAAATTCTTAGATCCTACTATTTTAGAATGTATATTAGTAGTAAGAGAAGGACTAGATAAACCTATGACTATCAACAATTGGAAATGGGGAGGTAAATTCTCTCAGCGTGGACTTAGACATAATATGAGTTCAATGGTTAAAGGTAAAACTAGGCCATATCTTTCTGCTCACATGTTCGGTAAAGCTGTAGATTTCGATGTTAAAGGAATGACTGCTATCGAAGTTAGAAAATGGATCGTTGAAAACGAAGATAAATTTCCATGTAAAATCAGATTAGAGAGAAATTTAAATGGTAAGCCTATTACTTGGGTACATTTAGATACTATGTCTGATGACAGTGCTCCTAAAGTATATCAGTTTGATGTTTAATCAATAATAACATGAGTTCCTACAATTCTAGTGGGAACTCCTTTTTCATCCCATTCAACTGCAACTCCTCTGCATAATATCTTTACTTCGTGACCTTCTTTATGATTAAATCTTAGAACTTCCTCAAATCCGTCACTGCATCCATTTATATATTTACCTATACTTTTTTTTGCTGATTCTAAATCTTCAGGGTGACATATGGACATCCAAGCAGATGGACTATTTTCCATCTCATTATCTAAATATCCTAATTGAGCTTTAAATTTTTGACTTAAGTATTCGTATCCAGTTCTTAGGTTCCAGTCCCAGTAACCATCTGTTGTATGTTCTATTACAAATTCAAGAATATTTCTTTCTCTTTTTGCGTTTTCTTCAACTTTAGATAAAGTATCAGTAAGAGCTATTAATTTGTCTAGATTACTCATATTATAAGATTTTATCTTTGAATGCCGTAAATATAATCCACAATATTTGAACTGCAATACCTACTCCAATAACAACTAACCATCTATTCTTCTGGATATATATTTCATCCTTTCCTTCTTTCATCTGAGTAACTGACCATACTTCAGTAACTTTATCTTTCCATTCTTTAAGTTCAGCAACGTCTTTTTCAGTAGATTTAAACTGATTTAATGTGTCGTTTATTTCCTTAAATTTTTGATCCATATCCGTTCTTAGCTGATCTTGCCCGTCATTTAGCCTTTTTAATTCGTTTAATACTAATTTTCCATATTCAGTCCAACCGTTTCTAGCTATATTGTTATTGTTCTCAGAGTCCATGTTAAGGTATCTTAATGGTAGATTATTATTTTTATTATTTATTAAAAGAAGAGTAGCCTTTTTAAAACTGTGGGGAAAGATACCAGTATAATCTATAATAAATAGTTATATTATGGCAGGTAATAACGCTGAACAGATAAATGATAGATTCAGATCAAAGAGATCAGAGATATCAGGAGACATTCAAAAAGGTATTGAACTAATGTCTAATTTTAAGACAATAAAAGATGCTCAAGTGTCGATGTTATCACTTAGGCAGCGATTATTAGAAGAAAGTCATGTATTATTAGAACATACTTCAGCCATAAGAAGAAAACTAAGATCAGAAAAAGGTAAACATTTAGAAGCAATATCTAAAGATTTGCAACATAGATATCAATATAACGAAAAAAATGTTATAATTGAAGGAAAAACTGCAAATATTAAAGAAACTTTAGATAATATTGAAAATCAGTTATCCTTTTTTAGCGACTCTATTAAAACCATAGATAATATTCTATACGGTGTTAAAACTAGAGTTGATATAGAAAAAGCATTAGGATTATAATTGTTACGCTTTAGAGTAGACGGCAACGAAATAGAATTAGTAGAGTCGTCTCTAAATTCAGAAAAAAAGAAAGTTTACAACTTCTTTAAAAAGAAATCAAAGGATAGCTTATTTAATGTTCTAGTTGAGCGTGGAATATGGGACGGAATGGACCATTTCATGTCTGAAGACTGGAGGCTTCCAATCGGATTGTGGAAAGAGATTTATGCTTTTTCTAAGAAGTCTGGAATAGAAGTTAGAATAGAAGGAATAGATGAAAGGCTTAATTTAGATTTAGATAGAGAAGAATACACTCGATTTGTAGATCAATTATACGACGGAATATTAACTGGAGAAGGAGATCCTTTTTATCCTAGAGACTATCAGTTCGAAGGAGTATATAGAGCTATTAAGAACGTATTTTGTTGTGAAGAACTTGCAACATCTGCAGGTAAGACTTCTATATTCTATACTTATAACTCATACTTAAAATTCAAGGATGTAATTAATAAGAAAAGCAAGGCTCTTTTAATAGTTCCTAACGTAACTTTAGTTAACCAGACTGCAGAATCATTTGAAGAATTTAATAATGGATTAGTCGAGTGGAATATTCACAAAGTAGGAGGAGCAAAAGACTCATTTGATTTAAAGAAGTTTAAAGAATGTGATATGTTAATAATTACATATCAAAGTCTTATTAATATGATCCCTGAATGCTTAGAGGAACGTCTAGCTACTTTAGAAAAGAAGCGAGTTAAGAAGGACGATCAAGAAAAGAAGCAAAAAGACATAATGAAGCTTAAAAAGAAGATTAAAATTGCTAAGATTAACAGTATCTCTTCTTATTTCGGTGTTCTATGTGTCGATGAAGCACATAAGTCTAGAGGAAATTCAATTAGTACTATATTAAATGCATGTAAGAACTGGAAATATAAACTGGGTCTATCTGGTACTATGAAAATTGACGTAAAGTATTCTGATTTTTACATGATGCAGCGAAATACTGGACCTCTAGTCATGACTTTAGGAGCAAAGTTCTTAATTGACAATGAATATAGCCCAGATATAAAAATAAAGCAAATATTCTTAGATTACGACAGAACACTACCTCTAGTTAGCAAATATTTAGATATTCAGGAGAATAAAGATAAAAAAGAAAAGATGAAAAAGCAATTTACCGACGTTAAGAAGTTCGGTAAGTACATGCTTGATATCGAAAAGGATATAATCTTTTCTTCTGAGAATAGAATCGAATTCATTAGTAAATTTGTTAAAAAACTAGGTAAGAATACTTTGATTCTTTTCTCTGATGTTAAAAATGAATACGGATTAAATATATGTAGGAAAATATCAGAATGGAATCCAAATACTTTCTATATTGACGGTGAGATTGAGAATGAGGACCGTGAAAGATTTAAAGCTGTAATGGAATCAGAAGATATGGTAGTTATAGTTGCATCATATGGAACTTTTGCCACAGGTATTAATCTTAAGAAAGTATTTCACATTATATTCGCAGAATCAACTAAAGCCGAGATTACAATTAGACAGGCAATAGGTAGAGGAATGAGAAAGATAAAAGGTAAGACTGAAGTCGTTATATGGGATATTGTAGATGATTTAAGCGGTTATTCTATTAGACATTCTGAGAGTAGAATGAAAATATACAAGGAACAGAAATTCAAAGTCCTTAAACCAATACGAATAGATCTTAATAAGATAAACTAAAGGGCTAGTTAGTCTAGCCCTTCATCTTTTTCTATTTTTTCAAATATTCTAAGAAGTTTCTTGATAATTGGATGTCTAACTACATCTTCTTCAGTGAATTGTGTAACTCCAATCTCTTTAACTTCTGAAAAGTATTCCATTAGTATTTCTAAAGCACTTTTCTTTCTCTTATTCACGGATTTTTGTTTAACGTCTCCAAGGAATATTATCTTAGATCCAAATCCTATTCTTGTGATAAGTGTTCTTAAGTTATCTTTAGATATTTGTTGAGCCTCATCTATAATGATAATAGCATTATCAAGAGTTACTCCCAGTGCAAATTTTATAGGAAGTATTTTGATAACGTTATTCTCTCTTAGAGTATTGACTGCTTCTTGTCCTATTACTTTAGCGAAGTTACTCATAAACGGATATGTATATCCTTCCATTTTCTCTTCCAATGATCCTTTTAAATATCCGATCTCTTCGTCTTTAGGAACATTCACTGACTTTATAAGAATAATTTCTTTATATTTGTCAGATTGATCTTTAATTAATTTTAACGCTTTAGCACATGATAAGTACGTTTTACCAGTTCCAGGTGGTCCCACTATAATGCTAATATCTTTATCGTTGATATTATTCAATGCTTGTTTTTGGGCTTCTGATTTACACTTGATATTAATACTCTTGCTTAATACGTTCTGAATGCTTACTGTTCTACGATTGTCAGTCCAAGTATTAATGTCCTTTTCCATGTCATCGTAATCTTTAGAAGTTTTTCTTTTTTTCATTAATAAATTTTGTGTGCTATTACTATTCCTAGTAATATTTTTATATGATGCAAGTGCAAGTTATAAAAATCTGACGCGCATCTGAAAGTATTGTAGTCTAAGTCCTCGCTGTTGACTTTTCTTAAATTCTTTAACTTGTATATAAGACGAGAATCTATATCAACTTCTCTTAGTTTTAACATTTCGTCGAATATACCGTCAAAAGAATCTCCGGCTAATAAACTAGGTCCAAGTTTCTTAACGAATTTTTCACCTTCTTTAATTTGAAAAAGTTTATCAGCAACTTCATCTGCGACTAGTCCCTTATCGAGTTTTTCTCTAACTGAATCGAGTTTTCTTACTTTCTTAGAAATACTGCATATAAACTCTATATCGAATGTATAGAAAGAGAAACATATATCTGATTCTCCGTTTTGATACGTAAAGTTTATAAAATACAAGTCATTGTAAGATGTCTCTTTAGCTACTAACGGGTCAACTTCTACTGAGTCGGATATCTTGTCTATTGATATCTCATAGTCTTTAAATGGGAAAGATGATAAGAAAGGAAACAGCTTGAAAACAGTTTGAATACTTAAATCTTCACTATTAATCTCCTCGTACATCTACAGTTGAATAGTTTTTATTATTTATTTGAAAGAAGATAATCTCGTTTAGTATATTATAAAATAAATCATGGTTAATAATAAATTAATATTAGCGATATCTATAATGTTTATAAGCTGTTCAGGGACTAAGGAGATCTTAGATGCTGATCCTCAAATAGATAAGAAGGAGCTTGTTGACGAGTTTGAAAGAGATATTGAATTAGGAAATTATGACCCGTTAAAAGAATAAATTATGAAGAAGTTAACATTAGTATTAGCAGTTATTGTTTTAGCATTAAGTTCATGTACTGAAAACGCAAGAGCTAAAAAGTGGGGAGGTAGTATGACTATTGAAGTTCCTGTTGGAAACAAAGTGACTAATATTACTTGGAAGAACGGAGATCTATGGTATTCATATAGACCGTTTCAAGAAGGTGAATCTCCTGTTACTCAGTATTTTGTTGAAGAGAGTAATTTCGGAATCATGGAAGGAACTGTTAAATTCATCGAGAGTAAGTAATGTCTAAAATTGATATACTTCATGCAAGTGCATATGCACATCTAAAGGCTGCCGAGGAATTCGGTAAGCTAGGCCAATTAAAGAGAAGAGATTCTGCTTTAAAGGAGTATAATTCAATTACTAAAAAGATTCAAGAAATTAAAGATGCATTATCAAAAGACTCTTAGTTTAATTACAGTAGAATGGTATTATCCAGACGGAACTGCTTTTATGGATAGCGGTGAATTTGAATTTGATCCAGATAAAAAAGAGATTCATGTATATGGAGATAATAGTGTAGAGAATCCAATATACTTTAATGTTAGCGCAGGAGATTCATATACTAATGATCTTATACAAAATTATGATTTAATAGAACAAGAAGATTTTCAAAAGTGGATAATTAAAGGTATTGACCAGGTAGTCAATCCTCAGTCTATTGATGGATTATCAGTAAGATTAATGAGGAAAATAGGAGTATTTGAATTAGTAGTTGAATCTATTAACACTGTTACACCGTCTACTCCAAATGGTCCTGCTGAATATGATTTTGAAGTATATTGTAACGGAATATTAGGACTTAACTATATTATAACTGAAAATCCAGATTACGATGGCTAAGTATAAAATAGATACTGAGATAGTAGATGGGTTAGAATTGTATGTAGTAAAGTATAAGAAATGGTATTGGAAAAAATGGAGAAGAATCCCAAATAGTGGATATTCAGATTATTACCTAGCATTTTTACAAATGTCTCATTATAAATTAGGATTACCTCACGAATATTATTCATAGAAATGGAAAAAAGTAGCATTATTAAAAAACTAATTAAAGAAGGCTTAATTACACAGCAGACTAGAATTCAAATTAGTCCATATTATGGATATAATCCTGATAACATAGATAAAATATGTAAATCAAGCGGATTAACTGAAGAAGAATTCAATGAATTGTGGGAAAGTCAGCCATTCTCTGAGGAATTCTTTGGATTCTTTACTTTTGAAAATCATTTTGACGATCTTACTCTCATGTATAATTCTGGAAAACTATACGATATGTCAAATAAAGATACTAGAGAGAAGGTTAGAAACGCATTAAATCAGATGGTAGACTTAGATTAATATGTCAAGAAAAGTTATAAGTTTAGACGAAAATATCACTTTAATTGAAGGTGAAGATATTGCACTAGGATATTTCGTAGATATCATAGATTCTAGATACGAGGATATGGATGAACAGGGAGAAGGATTCCTAGTTGAAGCTTCATCTGAATTCGGATTCATGAAGAATCTAATTAATATAGAATATGATGATCTAATGAATAACCTAGGAGTCATAATTGAAAAATGTAATGATTTTATCGCATCTTTAACTCAAGTAATCCTTCCTGAGATCATGGAACCTCCTTCAGGTTTATTATCTGACGATATTATTCCAGTGTCTCCTATGAGTCTTGAAGAAGCATCAAACGGAAGAGAAGTAAAAACTTATCCGTTTAAGTACGATGCGTTTGATGGCTTAGATAATATGGAGGAATGGTTATCTATGAAAATAAGAAAAGGAGATTTTAAGCCTTCTTGGCTTAATTATAGAGAATACTCAGCATGTCCACTTAATATAGGAAGCATCTATTATACTCCAGCCAGTGTGTTCGAAGTATTAATTATAGATCCTAATGGAGAAACTAGATTCAAACAGAACGAGCATGTACTGTTTACATTAAATCCTGAAGATTGGAACTTAGAATCAGTTAAATCAATTATTAATTCTATTAACAAATTACCATGAGTAAACTTAAGAGATTTCAAGAAGACGTAAGACAGTTCTGGGGTTATCTTCTAGCCAGAGACATGGGTGAAATGGGAGAAGGATGTTTAATGACTATTGGAATATGGATATTTATGTTCATCGTCATATCTGCTATTATATCGACTGCATTCTAAATATAAAACCATTAATCCTTTTTTAATATAAAAAGATTGTATGCAAGATAATAAAGCAAAATTAATAAAGCAGTTAAGTCTTCGACAAGGAGCAATAAAGATTTTAATTAACTCAGTATATGGGGCCTTCGGTAACCAATACTTTTATTTTTACAATATCGATATTGCTGAGTCTATTACTTTACAAGGTCAGGACATGATTAAATTCAGTAATAAGGCAATTAACTACTACTTTAAAGAGAAATGGCATTTAGATACTGAGCTTCATGAGAAACTAGGTATTAGTCAATATAAAATAAACAAAGTAAACGATGACTCTGCTATATACACTGATACAGATTCTAGTTATATTCAATTCGATTCCGCTATAAAGTCTATTGAGCATGAATTTACTCATGAGGAATGTATTAGAATATGTATTATGCTGGATGAGCACCGATTAGGTGGATATTTCGACGACGCTTTTACAAAATACGGTAAAGTATTTAATACAGTTAATCAACAGAAGTTTAAATTGGAAGCTATTTTCGATAAAGGATTCTGGATTAAGAAAAAGAACTACGCACTTAGAACGGTATATGAACCTAATCCTAAGAAGGAAGTGTTTCCTGTTGGCGAGAGGGAACTTCTTATTAAAGGACTTGAATCTATTAAGAGTTCATATCCAGTGTGGATACGTGAACGCCTTAAGAAGTATATTGTATTCTTCTTAGATCATGGTGTTAACATAGATTTAGAGAAGCAATTGATTCCAATGATTGAAGAGGACTTCGAAGAATTTAAACAATTACCTATTGATGAGATTGCTCAGAGTTTCAATGTTCGCGTATATAACAAATACATTGAAAGCGAATTCAGAGGAACTCTTAAGAAAGGAGCTACTGAATATCCTAAAGCAGTAATGCACCATAATTACCTTGTTCTTAAAAATGATGTTGAATCTAAATATCCTAAGATTAGAGAGGGTAATAAGGTTAGATTTTATATATGTGATCCAGGAGATACTGAATTTGAAGTATTTGCATATAACCCAGGAGATTTCCCTGAAGAGATTGCTCCCGAGATAGATATGAACGCTCAATATTTTAAATTATTAGTAGAACCTATTAATAGAATTTTAGGAGCAATTGGATTACCTAAAGTAAATAAATTCTTAAAGAGGTCAGTTGAGTTTAAAACAACTAAATCTAAGAATCCACTTACTCAGGAACAATTATATCCTTTACACGTTATTAATAGCGAAACATTAGAACACACTGAAGTTGATAGAAAATTCTGGAAATACATTGGAAATGAGAATGTTGAAGTTCCAGAAGATATATTCGAAGAGTATTTAGAAGTAGTTTCTACTTATGGATTAAATACAGTTATATTAATTAACAAGAATTTGGATCCATATAAAAAGAGAATTGCTAAGAAATTAGGATTAGATCATATACTTGAAGAAATGGAAGCTGCTAAGATAGCTGAAAAAGAAGCTAAAGCTCAAGCCAAACTTCAAGCTAAAATAGAAAAAGAAGCTGAGAGAGCTAGATTGAAAGCAGAAAAAGAAGCAGCCAAAGCGGCGGCTAAACTTGCTAAGCAGCAGTTAAAGGAGTTAGGTTAATGATAGCAGAAAGAAAGTACGGAATAACTGATTTTATTAAAGACGTTCTTAAAAAACGTTTTACTGACAATAAATTAAAACAGCAATTAGACGAATCAGATTCAGATAAATTAAACTTTGCGTGTCCTTACTGCGGAGACTCTGAAAAAGATAGTACTAAGAAACGTGGTAATTTCTATCACAATAGTGGCACTTACAAATGTTTTAACGACGGTTGTTTAGTTTATGTTAAAGACAAGGATTTCGTAGCTAAATTTGCTAGAAAATATTCTTTGGATATTCCATCTTTGAATGGAGCTAAAGTAACTTATAAGAAAGTCAATACTGTTCGTAGAGGACATATGATGGAATTCTTAATGAGGCCTAATGTAAATAAGAATCTACTTAATATAAAAGACCTATCGTTTAGATTTGGATTATCTAAATGTATTGATGCAAAAGCAGGATCTGATATTTATAATTATGCGAATAGCAGATATTTAATGGATCTTCCTGTTTTTAGAGATACTTGTTATTTCGATAGAGATCAAACTAAGATTCATATTTTTAATATGGATATAACGTCTGGTAAAATACTTGGAATTTCTACTCGTAAGATATCAGACGAAGCGTTCGGCCCTCGTTACGATATTAAAAACTATACTGACTTTGTTAAAAAGGCGAAGCTATCTACTGGACTAACTGACGATGAGATTGTAATGCTCGATAATATTAATAACTACTTTAATATTCTCAATGTAAAATTCAGTAAGCCAGTTCCAGTAACTGAAGGTCAATTCGATTCCATGTTTCTAGATAATGCAATAGCCACTACTGGAGTAACTAAAAGTAAATCTTTATTAGGAACTTTATTATCTACTAAGAATTCCCGTATATTCTTTGACAATGATAAGGCAGGTAAACAGGAATCTATGAAGCTTATTCAGGAGGATTATAAAGTATTCCTATGGTCTAAATTTATACATGATCTAAGATATCAATATCCTCAATATAGAAGAGAGATAAATCAGATAACTGATATCAATAAGTTATATCAATTTTATATGTCAATAGGTAACACTATAGGTCCTGATCAATTCAATGATTTATTGAACGAGTATTATTCAGAATCTCAATTTGATGCTCTATCGATATAATAAATAATAAAAAAGTTTTTATTATGAATAATCATACTTTAAATATGAATCAGTTCTTAAACGAAAATTCTGAAGATAGTTTAAATATCGATATTGAATTATTAGACGATATTGTAAATGCAGTAGGCAGCGAAGAGGAAGTTGAAGAATGTGCTAAAGAAGCATATGAGGAATTAAAATCTTCTTTTGAAAATGACGAAGCATCGATAGACGGTATAGATTCTTCTGAAATGTTATCGGTTACGTCTTTAATTATTAAATTAGTTGAAAAAGGTAAGATTGAACCGGAAGAAGCTGAAGGATTCTTAGAAAGAATAGTAGCCGACTAATAGTATTAAATATAAAATTATAAAAGAGTGTCAAAATGGCACTCTTTTTTTATGAATAAATAATACTATATGTCAAATAAAGATAAAGATATAAAAAGTTTTCTAAAGCCTAGGAAAGGTAGAATCAGACAGGGTTATTTCAAACCTAAAAATCCAGAGAAATATAAAGGAGATCCTACTCAAATCATATACAGATCAGGATGGGAGTTCAAGTTCTTTAGATACTGTGATGAAAATCCAAAGGTATTAGAATATTCAGCGGAGCCAGTAGGAATAGGATATTGGCATCCCATTACTAAGAAGAGAGCTACTTATTGGATCGACTGTTATATGAAAACAGTAGGAAAAGATGGTAACTTTAAGGAGTGGCTTATTGAAGTTAAACCAAACAAAGATATAATTCCACCTAAAGCTCCTAAGAGGTTAACTGAGAAGCAGGCTTATAGATATGCGAGAGAAGCTAAAGTATATCTAATAAACACCGAAAAGTTTAAGGCAGCAAGAGAATATGCAAAGGCACATAACATGACTTTCGGTATAATTACAGAGAACTTTTTGTTTAATAAATTGTAAAAGATATTAATGATAAAGATAGATGATATCATAACAAACAACAGGGAAAGAGGTTACTCTGAAATATTTGAAGAGAAAGGTCAACCTATCCCTAGAAACATGTTAGTTCCAGGTCATTACTATTCCTTTGATATTGAAATACCTAATATCACTACTAATTGGATTCCTAATAGTAAAGAGGAATATAATGAGGAACCTATGAAGTTCATTACTCCAAATCAATATTACGATTTAAATCCAGTAGGTCTAGCTTTGTATCATGATAAATGGCAAAACAATCTTATCATGATTAATCTTAAAGTTATACCTCCTAAATATCACCCTACTATTTTTAATGCTCATTTAAATATCATAGAAAAGAGCTTAGAAATAATCGGAGGATTAGGAGGAAAATTGGATCCATTAGAAGAAAGGCTTAAACAGAATCTTCCAATGTATGGAATTACTTCTAGCATTCTTAGACAGGCAACTGGGATTAATTTAAATAGTGCAATCAACGCATATAAATTAGATTATGTTAAGAGTGCTAAGATGTTAGACTGGAATGATATTGGAGAATTGCCTACTCCAACAATAGATACTAAAGGATTACTTTTATCCTCATCTACGTATAACGTAAATAGAATTTTTGAACTGTTTGACTTTAAACAGTATTAAATAATAAATATAATAATCAACAGATATGGCCGGATTCGGAGACTCTAAATTTAAAAATACATCTAAATCTCTTGCAGGATTAAGTAGGTTTGGTACAAGATACGAAGACCTTCTTCTTAAGAACTCTAAAGCAATTGGATTTATTGAAGGTCAATTAGCAGCTAGGAACGATAGTAACCTAGGATCTAACGACTTATTAAAGTATTCGATGGCTATCGCAGATACTTCATCTCAACTTAGAACAAAGTCAATCGCATTCTTTCAATTAGACTACACAGTTAAAAGAGAAAGATTAAGAGATATCGCTTCTAATGGAGAAATTGAATTTGTATTAGACACTATTACAGATGACATGATTGTATTCAATGAAGAGAATAGATTCTGTCATTCAAACGATCTTACTGGTAAGATCATGTATAGAGGTAATAACAAGACTGAAAGATTACAATATCAAGATAATATCGTTAAGAAGTATCATGATAACTTTGAAGATATTTACAATGCATGGGGATTCCCAGAAGGTATTTCAGCTTGGCAATACGCATATCAATTCCTTATTGAAGGACATTTATGTTTTGAAATTATCTATGATGATTTAAATAAACCATCTAAGATTATCGGATTCAAAGAAATGGATCCTGCTACAGTTTCACCTTCTTTAACTAAAGATCAGAACGGTAAACTATTCTTAGAATGGACTCAATATGATCCAGCTAACGGTTCAACTAGAACTTTAGCAGATTCTCAAATCATTTATATCTCTTACGCTAACCACTTTAAAACAAAGAGAGTTAGTTTCGTAGAAAGAATGATTAGATCATTTAACTTATTAAGAATATTGGAGCACAGTAAAGTTATTTGGCATATCATGAATGCTCCAATTAGATTACAAACTAAAGTTCCAACAGGATCTAAGAGTTTCCAAAAAGCTCAAGAAGATGTTAAGGAGTTTATGAACTTACTTAAGGAAGATGTATTCTTTAATGGAGATTCTGGAGAACTTACTGTTGACGGTAAACCTAATATCTTATTCTATAAAAACTACGTTACTCCAGTTAATGATAAAGGAGAATCAATTACTATTGAACCTCTTACTTATCCTGGTCCTAACTTAGCTAACTCAGAATTATTAGGTTACTTTACTAAGAAACTTAAAATGGATTCTAAGATTCCTTACTCAAGATGGGAAGGTCAATCTGGAATGGGAGCATTTACTCTTAATGCTGAAGGTATTACTAGAGAGGAAGTTCGTTATCAAAAGTTTATTAGAAGACTTAGATCAGCGTATTCTGAATTAATTGTAAAACCTTGGTATTTACAAATGTGTTTAGATTTCCCTCACTTAAAAGATGACTATAAATTTAAGAATTCAATAGGAATTAATTATCATAACGATAACGTATTTGAAGAAATCAAACAAAACGAATTAGAAGCTAAGAGAATAGCATCATTCACTGCTAAGAAAGGTATTCTAAAAGACGACGGAAGTCCTTACTTCTCAACTGAATACTTAATTAGAAAAGAATTAAAGATGACTCAGGATGAAATAGATTCAAACCAAGAATGGTTTAAATTTACTGAGGATAAGAAAAAAGAAGATGCTGGCGACGGAGAATTTGAAGCTCCAATACTCCCTGACACTGGAGTAGCTCCAACTCAAGCCCCTGCTGCTGATGCCGGAGGAGCAGGAGGTGGAGAGACTATTGATGCTGGAGAAACAGGCGCTGAAGGATCGTTATAATAAACAATGGAACAGGAAAAGAAACAGGAATTTAGAGTAGCATTCATTGCTCACAACGGTAAAAAGAAGGAGATGATGAAGTTCATCATGATCCACGAAAAAACAATAAAAGAAGGTTGCGATTTATGTGTCGCAACTTCTACTACTGGAAAAGATCTAGAAGAATTAGGATTCAATGTTAAGAGATATTTAAGTGGACCTATGGGAGGAGACGCTCAAATCGCTTCTAGAGTAGCAGAAGGTAAAATAGGAATGGTTATATTCTTTAGAGACCATCATACTGCACATCCACATGATGCTGATATAGCAATGTTAGTTAGAAACTGCGACGTTCATAACGTTCCTCTAGCTACTAATCAAGCTACAGCAGAATTCTTAATTGAAACTTTAAAGAATAGGAATTAATCGAATAGTACAGCAAAAGGAGATCTTCTACCGTCTATGTTTATCTTAAGAGCATAGACTTTACGATCTCTTTCATCTGTTGTATAAACAGGCTCTACTTTGATTTTTCTAAGATTTGCTTCAGGTATATAAGTATATATCTGAGAGTTAGCATCGCCTGCTAAACCAAACGGATCTAATTCAAAATCGAATAAGTATTGTTCAACTTGAAGTCCAAAATCAGATTCTCCTAGAACTTCTCCTTTCTTAGTTCCAAGAGTCATCTTGATCTTATCAATAGATGCTTCAATTTCGTCATACACTTCTAACTGATCCTCTCTGAATTTAGGATCGTCTTCATTTCTCATATAAAAATCTCTAACGTCTGGCATATATACTTATTTATTTTTATTTATAGTATCATAAAATCGAAGTTTAGTCCCATGTTAATACACGCTTGTCTCTTTAATATATTAATGTTAAACTCTTTGTTAAACGTATAGTCCGATTTAACTTCTACTATTCTATTTTCTGATATAATATAAATATCAGGATAATATCTTCTAATTTTATCATTGTCTAAATATTCTATTTTTCCTATAGCTTTTTCTATATCGGAATCTTTAACAATTAAATCAGACTCATCATATTTATCAAGTAATATATCCAATGCTTTATCTTCATATCCCTGTACTTTTACGATTTTACCCGATGGCATCTTATATTCTTTAGATGAAAATGCAGTAGACTTAGACTTACTAAATATTTCAGAGTTTTTCATATGATGAGCTTCTCCATACTTCTTAGTACACGTCTCTCTTCTTTTATTGTGTAGCTCTTTACTTCTAGACTTTAATGAAAATACTGCTTTTTCTATAAGATCTGAGGTTTGTGTATTCCACTCTACTCCTCTTTTTTCTAAATTAGTAGCTTTTACTTTTTCTCTCCAGTATTCAGTCTGAGATATGTTATCTACTCCATATTTCTCTTTTATTCCCTTCTTGCTATTTATATGTCCTATTTTATTTCTACATTCAGACTTTCCACACGTTACTTGATAAAAATCTCCAGTTATTCTAGCGTTATATTTTTTTGCCTTTCTAGGAGATCCGCAATTAGAACAAGTTAGAACTTTACTTACATTATTAATATAATGATACATCATTTGATTAACTGTGATTTCATCATAATAATCTAATAAGAACCTAGTTTCATTCTTTAGTTCATCTAGCATTCCCATTTTGTTATTCTTTATACTTACGACTGCTGTACTAGGTCTTTTGGGATTAAAATTATCTTTAATGTAACTTCTTAGATTTGACATATCTAATACTCTTTTAGTTATTTATAAAAGAATATTAGTGGAGAATACAGTTGACTGATTACTGACGAGTCATAAATAGCCAATCTACAGTGTTCTCACCCTTCATCATGGTTTTAACATCTTCCAGTTCTTTGTTGGCATTATCAACCATTTGTTGATAGTTAAGAGAGACGTCCCCAGGCAACTTGTAGTTGAATGTTTGAAGCATTTGTGCTAATCTCAGTTTAGCTCTTGCCCTGACATGTCTTTGATAAAGTTCATCGACATATAATTTATCAATATCAATCTTCTTTAAGATCTTAGCAACTGCAGGAACTTTAGGAGTTCTACCAACAATTCCTAATTTATTAGTATTCTTATTGTGATCATATGCAATAGTATCTAAGATCAATCCTCTAGTTAAATCAAGGAAAGAGAAGATAGCTGTTCTGTACATAATAGATTCTCCAATAAAAGGAGTTAAGTAAACTTCTGATCCCATAAACTTTTGTTCTGAGAAATCTCGATCAATAGATGCAAAGATGGATCCACCTTTGGCTTCTTTAAGATCAACTACTGCTTGAACACATTCAGGCAGTAATATCTCTCTAGACTTATTAAAGTTTGGATCTTTGAATAATTCAAGTGGAAGTAATAAATACTTAGACTCTACTGCATGTCTCCAGTTATCATAAAAGAATTTAGCATCAATATCTATAATCCTACCTAATTCCTTTTCAGGAAGAGAATATGGTAACATTCCAGAAAATGTTATCTCATCATTGATATCTGCTATAAGTTCTGCTTTAGTCATTCTTATTTGATTATTGATTTGAACCAGCTCCAGTAGATCCGCTGTCTCTACTGTAGCCTTGGTTTCCTAGATCTACTTTATGAGAATCATTTTTGTCAATGTTTTGTCTCATTGCTCTTTGATTCTTCTTATCAGCTCTTTCATCTAAGGTTCCAGCGCGTTCTAAACTCTTTTGAGTCCATTCTTGAACATTATGCGCTTTTAGTAATTTCTTCCAATCGCTGTGGAATATTAAGTTAATTGCTCTAGTAACATCAACTTCTTGAATCTCTCCAATTTTATCAGCTGAATTATATCTATAAGGGTTTCTAGCAGCTTTCTCATTTGCAAGCTCTAGAGCTATAGCCATAATCTGACTGTGAATCGAAGAGATTGCTCCTTGTACTTTACCTTTAAAGTTAGTAGGATAAACTACCTTCTGTTCTTTTTCATTGATGTGTTCTAAATATGACTTAAAATTATCTTCCACTATTTGTTTAAGTTTTCTTGTTTAGCTTTTTCAGCCGTCATTTTATCTTGTAAGATCTTAGTCTTATTGTTAAGCTCTACTTTCTTAGCTGCGATATCTTGTTCCATTTTAGCAATAACGTCTTTTAATTGAGTTATTGCATCGTTCTCAGATTTAAACTGATTAGGAACTGCAGTAGTTTGAGCCTGTTCTTCTACTTTCTTAAAAGATTTGAAATTTGAAATATATCCCATGTTTATCTAATTAAAATTTGAAATCTAGTTCGTCTTCTTGATCTACGCTATGTCCATCTACTTGAGCTGGATCCATTGTATCTAAGAATGAAGGAATTTCTTCCATACCTTCTACTTCAACAGGTGCTTCAGCGTTTGCTGCGAAATCATCTTCTTCAGCAGAAGTTTCAGTTTCAGCTGGTAATTCTAAAGGTGCTGCATCGGCTAGAATAGTTGGAGCTACAGCTTTAATAACAGCTTCAATAATTTCATATTCAGCGTTTCCTTCAGTGTCGACTGCTCCTAATTTATCTAATAATTCTCCTATAGTGATCGATAAGATCTCAGCTGGGAAATTTTCGTCTCCGTGGTGTTCGTTAATTGGTAATCTACCTAATTTGAAATCTTCCATTGTAATTCCTTTTATTTTATTTATTCAAAAGATTAAGTATAATAGTATCGATATAGTTAGAAAGATTATGAAAAATTATTTAAGATTACTGCTAGTTTTACCCTTATTATTTATAGGGATTAAATCAAACGCTCAACTTAGGACAATTGAGACAGATTCTATCGAAGTTCATAACAGAGACGGATCTATACAACATTTTAAATGTAGCTCTAGCTTTGTGTATACTCAATATCATTGTATAATGTATTGCGAAATGCCTAGTGTCTATAGTTTCTTAAATCCAAGCACTGAATTTATGAGTCTCAATCTAATGACTTTTATGGACACTGGTTTCTCTGTTGATATGAACGATAGTATAGTTGATGTTAATCCCTCAGATAGTGTCAAATTAAATATGGGAGTAATATACGAAGTAATGGAAAGTAAAATGAGAAACCAGATCATTCAATATTTTGATAGTACTGGTATTTACTTCATAAGAAAAGACAGAGCTAGAATAAAATTTAAGTAATGGTAATAGACAATACGCAAATAAATTTAGGAAACTGGGTAGAGAAGGCTATTTTAGGTACTTCAATTCCAGTTAAAGTAGATATAGAACTACTAAGAATTTCCGAAACTGGATTCGATTGGAATAGTTCAGGATATAATACTCCTGTTCTTCTATTTCCAATAATGCTTACTCGTACTATACTAATAAACGCGGGTTTTAAAAAGAACTCCGGGTCTAATGTATTTATATTAGATGATTGGATCACGCTAACTTTAGAAGATGACAATTGGGAAGAGCCGAGTTTTGATGTATATGTTAAAGGTACTTATATAACTTGTGTTGAAAGTGTACACGAACTTCAAAACTTCTATAAAGGAATTACTATGAACGAGTTGGACATGGATTTCTTAAAAGATCATGTTATATGAAAACTTTCAGGAGTTTAGTAATATATCTATGGTATGATATGACGTTCAATAACGATAGAATGTCTAAGAAAATATTTGAGTCCATCGAGGTACTATTTAGCGGAATCGAGATGTATTTACATTATACTTTAAGAGAAGATTGACATGGAAAGAAACTGTTTAAATTGCGCTCATCATGAATGGTACGGACCTGATAATTACGAGATGTCTTTATGGGTAGAAACTGAAGGATGGGTATGTACTGGACGAAAAGAAAATGTCCATAATTTAAAAAGCTTTCCATTTAAGAAAGAACAGAAATGCTTTAAATCACATGAAGAACGAGAAACTGAACGAGACGGAAATTCGTGCGGCCTTTAAAGAAGGTAAGCCTTTACAATGGAAGGATCCATACGGAAAATGGCATGATTCAAAAACTAGAGTAGAAGCTGCAGTTTATAATACTAATGGTGGATCTGCCACATATAGACTTAAACTTGATTCAAATGATTGATCCTAAGAAACTAAGAATAGGAAACTATGTAGACTATGAGAAAACTACTCATGTTGTGACAGGAGTTCTCGATAACGGTAAAGTCTATTCAAGATGGGTTAATGGAGATAAAGTTGATATGTCATATGAATATGTCGATGACGCAAAATACTATGATCCAATAGAAGTTACTGAAACGATACTAGTTAATTTAGGAATACATGCAGGTAGAATAATTATAGATCATATAACTGAGGATCATCTTCAGATAATGGAAAAGAGGCGCGGTAAATATAGCTATTTAATCGATGTTGATAAAGCAAAGAAAGTTCACGTTGGTCATTTCATATATGTACATACTTTGCAGAATTTATATCATTCACTATCTGAAAAAGAATTAACTCTTAAAATAAATGAATAGAGAAAAAGGTCATTATTGGGTAAAAACTGAAGACGGCGATTGGATTGTAGGATATTACAATGAAGTATGGTTTTTAGGCGGAAGTTGGCAATACTTTAGAGATTCTGATCTAGGTGAAATAGTAGAGAAAAGAATCCCTACTCCAGACGAAGGTCCTATTGGATTGCCTTTTAAAGTGACTGCAGAGAACGGCGGTAAATATTTATTAAACGGAGAATTTACTGAAAATATAGAAGTGGATAATCCTGACTTTTGTGGGTGCGGAGATTGCGATTACTGCGAAATGGAACCTGAGCAAGAGGAAAGTTACATTAGAAAAGTCACTGTCAGTTGGCCAACTATAAAAGATATTTATAATAAAATAGTAGAATATTATTCAAAGTAATTGCAATGAACAGAAAAGAAACCATAGAACATATATTAGATGGATTCAGATTAATGGCTTTAACTTTAGTCATTCCAGTATCCGGATCAATTGTTTGTTTTCTAGGACTCGGTGTTCTAGGAATAGAGACTGAAATAGGATTATCAGGAGCTTTTAAAAAGCTTTGGATAGATTATTATTTTACTGGACATTTTGCAGGAATTTCAGCATGGAGATGGCATTTACTCCTATTAATATTTGCCCAGTTTATATCGTTTAATAGAGCAACATGAATACATTTCACGGAATGGACGAACTTAGAGAAAAGTTCGAAGACATATGTTCAAGCCTAGGAGAT